TTTACTGCAGGTTTGTTGCTTATGTTCATTATGAATATTGGCTTTAATTTGTTTAGAATAGAAGGGTGGGGACCTTATGTAGGATTACCTATAATAATATTTAGTATTCTATATGGACGCCACTACACTAAAGATAAACCAAAACAAAGATGAAAAACATTAATGAAGCATTAGATTATGAAATTAAAAGCCATTGGTTAGCCTCTTACATCTCATTCGGATGGGGTCAAGACATAATAGCTTGGTGGATAGCTAATAAGGTTAAACGCAAATGGAAGCGTTATTTATGGGCTGAAAACACAAGAATGAAAATCTTAAACCAAAACAAAGATGATGAGTAGATTTGAAAAATTTGATAAATGGTTAGNAACTAATAAAGGTGCAAGAGTTAGATTTATTGTTTTATTAACAATATGTACTCTTGGCTTACTATACCACTTAGTGGGGTGTGGGGACGACAAAAGATCAGAGAAGTATGAAGATGATTGGTCAAAAGCCAAGCCTCTTGTAATGGAAAGATATATAGATCCATCAAGTTACTATGAAAGGAAACTAAGTACATTCATAATGGATGACCACAAGATTATAATATATCATGGTAGTTATGGTGGACGTATGGTAGCAATACCTTTAGATAATGATGAAGAGTATATCCGTATGTTAGAAGAAGAGAATCAATTGCTAGGAGAAACATTAGCAGAATACTCTTTAAATTATGAATAAGCCCTGTTATAGATGTCATGTGGTAAAAAACACCTCTGAAATGGAAGAAATTGGAGTATGGATATGTAAAGATTGCCTAGAGGGATCTGAAAGTAAAAATAAAAAGAAAAAAAGTAAATTATGAGTAAAGCAGAATTAGAATCAGTAAATGTAAACACTAATGCACAATTAGAGTTAAAAGTAACTAAAGAAGATGTATTAAATGTATTATTGGAAAAGAAAGAAAATGAGCTTGTTGAAGCTATAGAAAAGTTGACTGTTATAAAAGATGAGAATGAAAAGAACTCAAAACAAGTAATGGAAGATTTTATATTGTCAATAACAGGTAAAGAATTTACAGAATACGAACATTATTATGCTAAGGACCTTAGAAGCCGTGTTAGATATGCTTGGGACGAACTAACTAGTTATGACTTTAATGGATATGATGTTTATAATATCATACAATTAAATACTGTAAAGAATCCTACAAGAGTAAAAGAGAAAAAAGTACATACTTCAACTTATACTTATAAAGTAGATACAAGAGGTGGTAGTACTTTTGCATATCATTTAATAAAAGAAGTAGAAGATTCAAATGGATGGGAAGGTACACTTAATAAAAGAGTAGATCAAGAACTAACAAAAGACCAAATAAAAGATCTTAAGATAGCAATTAAAAAAGTAAACGCTTTTAATGAAGCTTATAAAAATGATCATATAGCTTTAGCTACTCTTGAGTATGAGTTATTGACTTTAGATACTAACCGTGCATTTAGAAATAAACTTACTAAGACTATTATTGCTAATGCAGATTTAACACAACTATTATTAGACGCATAATATGATTAAGCAATGGACCGATAAGGACATGCTTGAATTTGCAAGAATTGCATCTGGAGGATCCTATGGGGATTACAAAGGATGCAAGTCTTTGCAGTCAAAGCTAAAAAAATATAAACTTATGAGTAAAGATTTAAATAAACATAGACAAGTAAAAAGTGTAGATAGTAATAGCATTGGTCCTATGACCAGCATGGTTTTACCTGTAAAGTTAAGATCAAGAGCTGATGTGATATTTGAGATAATAGATATGGAAAAGAAGTATCCAAATGATGCTGACTTAGGTAAACATCTTAGACAAGAAATATTATCATGGACAGAACAGTAGGTAAATATTCTGAAATAGTTAATAAAACTACCAAGAAATTATTAAGTGATATCTGTAAAGAGCATCATGAAGTTTCTAAACAACATAGTAACTTAACATATTTATGGTTTATGTATACAGAAGGTACTAAATCTGGTACATATAAACCTTTTATTTTAGCATCAGAAATCAATCTACTTGTTAAAATGAAAATGATAGATAAAAATGATAGAAATAGAATGTTTAGTCAAATGAAATCTGATGACTCTGAAAACTTATATATGCTTTTTTTGGCAATTCAAAGTTTAAGAGAAAAAAGAATCAAAGACTTTGGTATCTTTACTACAGATAATATTAATTACAACGATATTAAGTATGATGAAGATATAATTAACCACTCTATTTTTAATAAACTTTAAAATATGTTTACAGGTAAATTTAAAATGAAAAATGGCAGATTAACATATGCCAGTCCTAAAGATAAACTAGGATATGAAATATTTATGGAAAAGCTTTCTGAAGGTCAGGAAGTAGAAATGTATGTTGATCTAGCTAATGTAGATCACAGTAAAGCACAACTTGCAAAAGTTCATGCTTGTATTAGAGAGTTAGCTAACGAAAGTGGTTATACTTTTAAAGAGATGAAAGAACTTGTTAAAAAACAAGCAGGTTTATGTGAGGGTGCAGACTGTTATAAGTCATTTGCAGATTGTAGTAAAGATGAGTTAACACTTGCAATACAAGCCTGTATAGAAATAGGTGAAGATTTAAATATTAATTTTCCTCAATAGGTTCTTCATAACCTTCATCACCAGGTTCTAGTACTTCTTTCTCATCATAAAGTTTGGTTTCTTTAGTTTGTGTTTCAATTTCAGCTAAGAGTAATGCTAAAGTGTAAAAAGTTCTTTGAACATCATCAAGATCTTTATATTCTTTAGTCATTATTTCTTGAAGTTTTTGAGAAGGATCAGAACCTTCAACATTTAGCTGTTGAATAATATAAAAAGATGCTGCTTTACACATGAGATAAAAAGACTTATTAACCTTAATCTGCACTATTGCATCATCTTTCATTTCTTTTACAGTTATAGCCATGACTTTTTTTAACAAATATATAAATAATTATATGAATAAAATTAACATTGAAGAAATTAAACAAAAAATGTTTAATAAATTAGACGGTACTGGGTGGGATAAGGTTTTTAAATCTTATATATTTAGTAGTGATTTTGAAGATAGTATTAAAAAATTACATACATTTGCATCTCAAGATAAGAGATTCACACCACCACTTAAAGATATATTTAGAGCATTTGAAGAATGTCCATATAAAGAACTTAAGGTAGTTATGATAGGGCAAGATCCTTACCCTCAATTAGGAGTAGCTGATGGTATTGCATTTAGTTGTTCTAAAACAGAAAAGCCACAACCATCATTAAGATATATATTTAAAGAATTAAAAGCACAGTATCCAGCATTTAGAACTAATGATTTATTATATAACCCTTTAGATTTAAAAAAATGGAGTAATCAAGGTGTTTTAATGCTTAATACAGCTCTTACATGTGAGATTGGTAATATTGGTTCTCATTATGATGTTTGGAAAACTTTTACAGCGTATTTACTAACATACTTAAATGATAATTATACAGGTATAGTGTATGTTTTTATGGGTAAAAAAGCTGAAAGTTGGGGTGAATTAATTAATGATAAATTTAATTATAAAATTACTGTACCACATCCTGCATCAGCTGCATATAAAGGTGGTAAATGGGATTCAAAGAATCTTTTTAAAGAAGTAAATAAAATAATATATGATAACACAAAACAACAAATTATTTGGTGATGAAAGAAGTATTTAGTAAGCTAGTAAAAAATGAATTAACACCTAATAGTTTTTATGTGTTATCCTGTGTAAAAAATAAAATTGTTCCTAATAAATTTGTAAATAAATCATTAGAAATCAATAGATTAAAAGAAGATGATTGGTTAAAAGATAACTTGGAATTAACAAGCAAAAGCATTATATTTATAGATGAGATAAATTCTTATTTTAAGAAAAGTAAAAAGAAAACTTCTCTTGATCTAATGGGTAAAGATTTTATAACAAATATTAAAGCTTACAACCAACTATATCCAAATAAAAAACTACCATCTGGCAAATATGCAAGAGTAAATTATAAGAATTTAGAAAACCCCTTTAGATGGTTTTTTGAAACTTATGATTATAGCTGGAGTACTATTCTTAATGCTACTGGTAAGTATGTAAAAGATTTTGAAATTAGAAATTATGAATATATGAGAACATCACAGTATTTTATTAGAAAGCAAAACAATAATGATAAAAGCTGGGAATCAGAGTTAGCTAATTATTGTGAGTTAATTCAAAGTAATCCTGATGTAGATGTTGTTTATTTTAAAGACGAAGTAGATTAATGAATGATATTACAACAAACGCTAGACCTCTCCAACCTGTAAGTGAAAGAGATGCGTTAGCTAAAGCTCTCATGAAAATGAAAGCTAGAAGAAAAGGTGAATTAAAATCTTTACAAAGTGCATGGCCTAAGTTTAATGATGCATTTTGCGATGGTTTAGAATGGAAAAGCATCACTGTAGTTGGTGCAAGACCTGGAACTGGTAAAACTTTATTTATGGAACAATTAATTAGTGATATACTAGTTCATAATCCAGATGAAGAGTTTAGAATTTTAAAGTTTCAGATGGAAATGGTAGATGAAACAAATGGTATAAGAAAGTTTAGTTTAAAAACAGGAGCTGATTATAATACATTAATGAGTAAAGCGGGTGTAAAAGTAGATGAATCTATATACAATAAGTGTGTAGAGTATTATCAATCTTCAAAGGATAAAGATTGTATAAATGTAATTTATGATGCTTGTACTATTGATGAGTTTGCTGCTACCATTAGATATGAAATGGAAAGATATAAGGTAGATGATAAGTTTCCTAATATGCTAGTTACTATTGATCACTCAGCTTTATTTAGAGTTGGTAAGTATCAAAAAGATAAATTTGCTATGCTAGGAGAATTAGGTGAAGCATTGACAACTTTAAAGAAAAAGTTTCCTGTTGCATTTTTAGTATTAAGTCAGTTAAATAGAAATATTGATGACCCTAAAAGGTCAGAAGATGGTAACTATGGAAATTACGTACTTGATTCTGATATATATGGTTCAGATGCTTTATTACAGCATGCAGATGTAGTAATTGGTATAAATAAACCCTCTATAAGAAAGATAAGACAGTATGGTCCTGAAAAGTTTATTATTGAAGATCCTGATACATTGGTATTTCACTTCTTAAAATCTAGAAATGGACTAACCAAAATAAGCTTTTTTAAATTAGATAGAACAACTATGAGAATAGTGGAAATAGATGCACCACCACAAGGTATGAAACAACGATTAACAATTAGATAAACAAATGAATATAAGAAAAGAAAAAGAAAAAGAGTTCTTTGTAGAACACATGGAAAAATTTAAAAGTGCTAAAGTAGCTGATCCTTTTTTTACTATTAAAACTGCCTTCTTTAAAAAAGGTAAGTATGGTAGACAAGTTCAATTTTTTGAATGGGAGTTAGAAAAGGGAGAAGATATTTATGTAGAGTTTTATGATAATGTATATGGTGACAATAATCAAATTAAAGATGTTGTTCCGATGAATGATGATAGAGCTTTATTTAAGTTCACTTATAACAAATATTATGCTGAGGAATATGAATTAAAAGAAAGTACCAGTTCACAAGGTAATAGTTATAGCAGTTATGTTATACCAGTTTCTGAGTTAACTGCTGTTCTTATTGATGGTTCTGAAATAACTTATGCATTATATGAGAAAAGGAAAAAAGAAAAAGATGAGGAGTTACCAAAACTTCAGAAGTCTTTAAGTATATTTCCTGATTTTGATGATAAGAAAGAGGAAGATGATCCTAATTATGTTCCTTGGAAAGAAGATGAAAAAGTTGAATTAACGAGTCAAGAACCATTACTTATGGTTTTAGAGAGAATAGCAGAAGCATTAGAAGGAATAAAACATGAAATATTAAGAAAATGAGTATAGTACTTCCAACAAAAAAAGTAAAAGCTGAACAAGTTAACCCTAAGAGGTTGATTATATATAGTAAGCCAAAAGCAGGTAAAACAACTGCGTTTTCTATGTTAGATAATAATTTAATATTAGACTTAGAAAATGGTAGTGGATATGTAGATGCTTTAAAAGTTAATATTCCTGATCTTAAAGCATTATTAGATGCAGGTAAAGCTATTAAAGAAGCTGGAAAACCTTATGACTATGTAACCATAGATACAGTAACAGCACTTGAAAGTATGATAATGCCTTTAGCAATAAAAACTTACAAGTCTACTCCTATGGGTAAAAATTATCAGGGAGATAATCTAGCAACTCTTGCAAATGGTGCAGGATATTTATATATTCGTCAGGCATTTTTTCAAGTTTTAGATTTTATTGATACATTAGCACCCACAATTATTTTATCAGGTCACATTAAAGACAAGGTAGTTGATGATGATGGAGAAATGGTTATGGCAGCTAATATTGACCTTACTGGTAAAATGAAATCTTTAATCTGTGCAAATGCAGATGCAATTGGATATATGTATAGAAAAGGTAGTAAAGCAATGTTATCATTTAAAAATACAGATGATGTAACTTGTGGTGCTAGACCAAAACACTTAAGAGATCAAGAAATTGTTCTGACTGAAATGAATGAGAATGTCCTAGAAAATAACTGGGATAAAATTTTTTTAAACAAATAATAAAAACAAAAACAAATGGGATTAAGTACAACTGACTTAGGAAACGGTGGTAGCACAGGGCTACCTAAAACAATTGCTCCTGGCAATCATACATTAAAAATTAATGATATTAAACTTGAAGAATATTCCTTTATTCCTGGTGCATATCATATAGTAATGAATGTAGAAACAAAACCTATTGATGGATTTGAAGGTTTCTTTAGAGATAAAAATGATGAAAGTCTAGGTAAATATGATGGTCAAATTGGTAGATTAAAAGCAGGTCAGTATGCATTTGCCAATGGGCAAACAAAAAGTGGTATTAAAATAGAAAGAGATAGATCTATTTTAATATTTTTACAAAACCTATCAAAATCTTTAGGTGTTAATGATTGGTTTGTTGAGCAAGATAATGCTCATGATACAATTGAAGATTTTGTAAATGCATTTATAGAGACTGCACCTTATAAAGATAAGTTTCTTGAATTTTGTGTTGCAGGTAAGGAGTATATGAGTAAATCTGGGTATGTTAATTATGATTTACATTTACCAAAAGCATCTAAAGGAAAGTATGCATATGGTGAAGTTGAAAGTGGTAAAGTTTTATTTTATGATGAGAAAGTTCATTTAAGAAAACTTGAAGTTAATAATGTATCAAAATTTGGAGATGAGGATCTCTCTCTTTCATCAAGTAAAAATGATGATTTTAAGTTAGACTAAGTTTAACAAATAAAGAAAAGGGAGGAATGTTATGTTTCTCCCTTTTTATTTAAACTTAGTTATATGATATCAACAAAAAATTTAATTTCTAATATAAAAGATGTAAAAAAAGAATGGATATTTGAATATTACTTAAATCTAGAAGAAAAACTTACTGGTCAAGACATTAAAATGTTATCAGTATTTAATTTAAAAGATAAAGTACCATCAATGTTTATATACTATGATGTAAGTTCAAATAGCTATAAGTTCAAAGATTTTTCTTCTGGTAATCAAGGAGATTGTATTGAACTGGTTCAAAAGCTGTTTAATTTAAACACTAGGGGTCAGGCTATTAGTAAAATAATAAGTGATTATCAAGAGTTTATTTTAAATAATAAAACAAGTATTGATATTAAGTTTCAGCATCATGATAAATTTAAAGTTACTGACTATGAAATAAGACACTGGAATAATTTTGATGAAGGGTACTGGACTGATTATAAAATTAATTCTAATATTCTATCAAATTATGAAGTGCATCCATTATCACACTTTACAATGTCTAAGGAAAATCTAGATGGTAGTCTAAAAGAGATAAAATTTTCCAAACCTTACTTATATGGATATTTTAGAGAAAATGGTGATTTGTATAAAATTTATCAACCTAAAGTTGCTGTAAAAAAGTTTATTAAGGTTAAAAATTATATTCAAGGATCAGATCAATTAAATTATAAAAGTAAATATTTAATTATTACTTCTTCATTAAAAGATCTTATGGTGTTCAATCAATTAAGTATTCAAAATATTGAAGCAATTGCTCCTGATAGTGAGAATACTATGATTAATGATATAAAAATGAAAGAACTAAAAGATAAGTATGAAACAGTAATAGTTTTATTTGATTTTGATGATCCAGGTAAGGAAGCAGCTGAAAAATATAAGAAAAAATATGGATTAAAATATATATCACTACCTTTAGAAAAAGACTTATCAGATTCTGTTAAAGAACATGGTATAGCTAAAGTTAGAAGTTTATTATTTGAAACCTTAAAAGATGCACTTAAAAACTAGAATTAAAAATGCAATAAAAACTTCATGGCTTTGTAATGGTAAAGAGTTTAATGACAAAATGATACCTAATGGTGCAGTTGGTTTTATATATGAAATGCAGGCAGTTATAGATGGTAAACATGTAAAGTATATTGGAAAGAAAAACTTTTATTCTAAAAGAAAGAAAAAGTTTGGCAAAAAAGCATTAGCAGCTATAACGGATAAAAGAACTAAAAAATATGAAATAGTTACTAAACTGGACTATGAAAATTATTTTAGTAGTAACGCTGTTTTAAAAAGTGCACATAAAAAAGGAATAGTTATACATAGAATTATATTAAAAATATGCTATTCTAAAACAGAACTAACATATCAAGAAACTAAATATCAGTTTCAACATGAAGTTCTAGAAAAAGATGAATACCTAAATGCTAATATCTTAGGTAGATTTTACAAACAAAAATAAGTATAAAAGAAAAAAGACAAAGCCTTCTTTTAAAGTTGGCTGGTTTTGACGTGAGTTAGATTTATAAAAAATAAAAAATTAATGGAAAAATTAAAATTTAGTAAAGAAGAGGTAAAAAATTTACATAAGATGCTGGTATCTTCAGATAAAGAGAACCACACAATGGCATTAACAGGATTGCAAGGNGTTGATATTAAATCTAGTATGGGCGAATTAATATTATTATATAAATATGGAAAAGCACATCCTGATGCATGGAGTAACAATTGTCCATTAGTATTTAAAAAGTTGTCACCAATAATGGGAGATTATAAATCAGGATCTCAAACATTAATGGCAATGACTGATAATAAAGCTAGTAAAGAATCTATAGAGTTATTTTTAGAATTTTTTATGAGTGATATTAAAGATTTTTTAAAAGATATGGGTTACCCTATGGATAAGTTTATATTAAATATAAAATTAAAAGAATGACAAATAAAAAAGAAACGTTAAGTAAAGCGTCTAAAGATTTAATGTTAAAAGAACCATACTATGGTTTTTTACTATTAATGTTAAATAAACTATGGACAAAGACTAAAATACCTACTGCTGCAGTATGTAAAAATGGTATCAATTTTCAGCTAATAATTAATGAAGAGTTTTGGGAAAAGTTAAGTTCAGATCATAGACTAGGTCTGTTAAAGCATGAGCTATTACATATAGCTTTTAATCACTTAACAACCTTTTCAATGTTTTCAGATAAAAAGTTGGCCAATATTGCTATGGACATGGAGATCAATCAGTATATAGATGGACACTCGTTACCTGAAGGTGGTATAGATATAAATGATTATGCTGATCTTAATCTAGACAGGAAAGCTGGTTCCAGATATTATTATGATGCTCTATTAAAAGCTCAAAAGAATAAGAAGCAGAATGGTAGTTGTGGAGATGATAATATGGACAAGCTGCTTGATGGTATGGAGCAATCTCAATGTAAAGTTACAATTGGAAAAGCTAGTGGTAGAGATGGAGATAAGGAAGTTGATATTCCTGATCATGAGTGGGAAGAGTTTGAAGACATGCCTGATGCTGAGAAAAAACTTATTGAAAAACAACTTCAAAGAGTTCTTAATGAAGCTAAGGAACAGACAATTAAAAAAAGAGGGTATGTTCCTGGTGAGATAGAAAACGTTCTAGTTCTAGATGAAATAATACCACCTAAATTTAATTGGAAAGCATATATTAGAAGATTTACTGGAATATCTACAAAGATATTTACTAGAAAAATTAGAAGAAAGGAGAATAAGAGATACTCTGAAAATCCTGGCCTAAAAGTAAAGATGAGGCAAAGCATGTTACTAGCTATTGATACTTCAGGTTCAGTAAGTGATAGTGAATTAAAAGAATTTATGAATGAAATGCATCACTTATATAAGTGTGGTGTTGACATTACTATAATTCAATGTGATACAACTATTAAATCTATTGAACCATATAAAGGAGAGAAAGAGTATAGTGTAACAGGTAGAGGAGGTACTGAATTTGATCCTGTACTTGAGTATTATAATGCTAATAAAAAGTATACAAGTTTAGTTTATTTTACAGATGGTGAAGCATATACAGATATAAAGCCCAAAAAAGCAGTTTTGTGGGTATTATCGGAGAGATCAGACTTTAATGATAGTCTACCTGGTAAACAAATAAGATTAGAAATTTAATAAAAAAAAGAGATGGAGCACACAAAATTAAATGTAGACGAGTTAAAAGGCTTTTTAAAGCACATGGTAAAGAATAATCAGCATATTCAAAATGAAGGTAAGATACCTGTTGCTGTAAATATTGAAGGTGATGCGGGCCTTGGTAAGACTTCCGCTATTGTCCAGCTTGGTAAAGAAATGGATATGGATGTTGTAAAGATTAATCTATCTCAGATAGAAGAATTAGGTGACCTTGTTGGTTTTCCTGTTAAAGAGTTTAAGATTCAGAATAAAGAAGGTAAAAGCACTTGGATTAATGAAAGCCAAATGGATGCTGCTATGAAGAAAGGCTACAAAGTTGTAGATAAAAGAATGTCTCATGCTGCACCTGAATGGATTCAGGGTAGAACTCCAGGTGGATTTTTAGTTCTTGATGATTATACTCGTGCTGATCACAGGTTTATGCAAGCAACTATGGAGTTAATTGATAGACAAGAATATATTTCTTGGTCTCTTCCTGAAAACTGGCATGTTATCTTGACTACTAATCCAGATGACGGTGATTATAATGTAACATCTCTTGATGATGCTCAGAGAACTAGATTTATAACTACTGAGGTTAAGTTTGATGTAGATGTATGGGCACGTTGGGCAGAAACAGTTGGTATAGACGGTAGGTGTATTAACTTTTTGTTGATGAATCCTGAAGTTGTTACTAAAAGTGTTAATCCTAGAAGTATGACTACGTTCTTTAATGCAATTAGTTCTATTCCAAAGTTTGAAGATAATCTACCTCTTGTTCAGATGATTGGTGATGGTTCTATTGGTTCAGAGCCTGCAGCATTATTTAACATGTTTATTAATAACAAGTTAGATAAGATTGTAAGTCCTCAACAAATTCTTGAAAATGAGAATTGGGACTATGTTAAAGGTTCTTTAAGTTCATCTATAGGTGCAGATGATGATTTTAGAGCAGATATCTCTAGTATTATTAGTACTAGAATTGTAAATTATGCTTTAGTTAAAGCTAGTAAAGGTTCTATTCCTCAAAAGATGATTGATAGAATTATAGCATTATCAACTGAGTGTGAATCATTTACTAATGATTTAAAATACTATATGGTTAAAGAGATAATCAATGGTAATAAACCTAAGTTTAGTAAGTTGATGTTAAATCAAGACGTGGTAAAGATGACTGTTAAATAAAACTAACATAGAAGGTTACCACTTTTAATAAACAATAGGTTTAATTAAATTCACAAATAAGGGAGTGTAATGCTCCCTTTTTTATATTAAAAAAATTATGAATATAACTAAGATACCATACATCACTCTTGATATTAGTATGGAAAGAGATGAGTATAAAAAATATTCTTTAGAATATGTATATAATAGCGAAAATGAAATAAAAAATATAATTGATAGATCTGATAATGGGTTTAATACTCATAATCTAGTAGATCTACAGTCTCAGAAGTATACACCACAGATGAAAGATAAAATTTATTTTATGTCAGGTGTTACTGTACCAAGAGTTAAGCTAAAAGATTTAGCTGTAAAATATAAAATACGAACAACTACAGATATAGAAAATGCTACAGTTATTGTAGGAAGTTCTCACGCAAGTGATAAGCTTGTATCAAGTAGTTGGTTTTATAAATGCTGTAAATTTAGGTTAAAAGCATTTTTAGACTATGCAAAAAAAGAAGCTGTGTTAGATGGTTATTATTATGATGCAATTATGCAAATAATAGAACCTTATCTTGAAGATGATAACGTTAAATACTTTCTTACTAATCATTCAACACAAAGATACCTACATGTCCGTGGTCAAAATATGCCAGAGGATATTATAAAAGCATATGAAGAAGTAGATGCAAATGTAGATAAAGGGTATCTTCAAGGTATCAGAAATAGTTCTAATTATTATTGGACAATTAGTGACAGAAATTTAAAGTTTTTAGAAGAAACAGCAGGTAAAACTATAGTTGAGCAAAACGCGTTACTTGAAGTTATTAATGGAGATGATTGTACAACTATAGATGAAACAACTTATGAAAACTTAAGAAACATGTTAAATAGTTCTGATTCTGATAATCATGTGATGGCTATGGAAATTATGGCTAATTGTAATTATAAAGAAAGTATGTTATACTTATGTTTTTTATTTCACTATCACTGGGATGATCAAATGTATAGTTGTAAAAGTAAAAACCATGTAAACTTTAAATCTTTGAAAAATTACATGGGAGTAGGTAGTTACTATGCTCATGTAGATACTATTTTTAATGTATTAAGTGATCATAATGCCCTTGATTCTGAAAATATAGCTAAAGTAGTATCAGAGTTTAAGGAATATTTTTATGATCAGAATGGTAATAGTGATTTTATTAAGGTTAAATCAGTTGAGCTTAGTGAAAGTAAAAGTGAAGAGCATAACTTAAAATGGTCAGATGATGATCATCCCACAGGGGTCCCCTTAAGAGAAGTGAAAACGTCTAATGAAGATACAGTAGAGTTAACTGAGGAAAATGTAGATACTGAAGATACTGTAGATGAATTAAAAGAAAAAGAAGTTTTAAAGACCACGGCCTCCCTGGTCCAGGACGAAGATGTAGAAACAAAAGTTGTTCCTGCAGGCAAATCACAAATTATAAAAAAAGTAACATATGGAGAAACAGGAGACAGTGGATTTGACTGGTTCTGATGAATTAAAAAATTTCTATAGTAAAAGATTTTATTTTAGCTATAGTGGAATAAATAAACTATTATTCTCTCCAAGAATGTTTTATAAGCACTACGTGCTCAACCAGAAAGAAGATAGTGTTGGCTCTCACCTTGTAAAAGGTAGAGTCATACACTGTCTCCTTTTAAATGAGGATGAGTTTAACAATGAGTTTATAATCATTCCTGGAAAATTACCAAGCGGTAATAATAAAGTAATAGTTGATGATATTTTTAAAATTCATTTGGAATCTGAAGATAATTCATTAACTTTGGAAAACTATGAGGCAAGTATACTTGACCTTTTAGTAAAGATTAACTTACACCAGAGCTTAAAAACAGACGAGTCAAGACTTAAGAAAGTACTTACAGAAGATAACAACAGTTATTTTGAATTCCTTAAAAATAGTCAAGGTAAAACCTTAGTAGATTACGAGACACTTAATTATTGCAAAGAATGTGTAGACACTCTTAAGCAAAATAAAGATGTTAGAAGTCTATTACAACTTGATATTACAGAAGAAGAAGATCATTTAGAAGTTCACAATGAGCAACTTATTCAAATAGATAGCACAATCTTTTATGAAACACAGCCTTTTGGCTTTAAAGGAATATTAGATAATGTTGTGGTTGATAAAGAAGCAAAGCAAGTATTTATTAATGATTTAAAAACAACAGGGAAGCCTTTAGTAGAATTTACAGATTCAGTAGAATATTATAAGTATTGGATTCAAGCAGCTATTTATTATAATTTAGCGTTCTATAAGTATATTCATGGTAGAGAAGATAAAAATGACTGGGGAATACAGTTTACATTTGTTGTAGTAGACAAATATAATCAGGTATATCCTTTTCAAGTTACTCCTAGTACTATGGCTAATTGGCTTAGAGACTTTAGAGATGAAATTATACCACAATTAGATTATCATTACAAAGAAAAAGATTATAACTTACCATATGAATTAGCTTTAGGAAATGTAAAATTATAGTGTATGAAAATAAAATCTTTATATGATAGGTATTTCCAAAAATCCAAGGTGTTTTTATATCCGCTCCTTGGAATAAAAAGAGGTAACAGTGTTGTCCCAATTGAAACTTATTTTAGTTGGGATGGACACTATTCTTCTGAGGATATGAAATTAATATGTGTATACAAAATAAGAACTGATGCTGAGTATAAAACATTTGAAAAAAACATACTGACAAAACATACAAGATTATATGATTACTGCAATAATAATGATGTAGGTATTTTTATTTTTGACTTTTCTGACTTAAATGAAGATTGGAACTATTTTATTAATGGAAAATATAGTAAATTTACCTCAAGTTTAAAAAATAGAATTTTAAAGTTTTTTGATAAACACAGTGGTAACTATGCTTACATGCAAAGTTATCTAAGTCCAGAAAAGCACTTTGAAGATTATTCTATAATTTTAGATGTAGAGGTGGATTTTCTTAAAGATGTAGGTGAGTTATGTAGCAAGCCTGATTTAGACAAAGAAAATTTAAAAATGGAGTTAGCTGATTTAGATAATATAGCAAAATCAATAGTAAAACAAATTAAAAATCAACAGCATGAATGAAGATTCAAAAAACACAATGATGCTTGTACAGTCTACATGGCAAGACAAGCAAACTTTTAGAATGATTCCCGTGAGCAATGATTGCCCATATGTGGAATGTATCCTTGATCCAGACTCAAAAGTGTTTGTGATTATCTCAACAACTAAAAAGTTAACATTACACATGTTACCTAAGTTAGATGATTATGGACAACCATTGACAGGTAATAAAGGACAGAGACAAGAAAGACATAAGATGGAAGTATTCCAAGAATTTTATGTTGAAGATGAAGCAGCAATAGAAGATCTAATTAAATTATTTGCAGTAAATAGCAGCAAGTTTGATTGGAAGTCTTTTATGAAGAAGACTGCTGAAGCTGTAGAAGCTTAATTAATCCTAGATAGGTCTGGGATTAAGTAAAGGTCTCAGACCTTTCTTATGAATTTATGGGGGAACAGCTTAACTGAACACAGATGATATGAATAGAACTCACTGGGTGATGGATCTAGAGACCATGGCAAATTTATTTGTTGGAGTCTTCCAAGACTATATCACAAAAGAAACACACATCTTTAAAATACATTCTTCTCTATATAATGATATAGAAGAACTTCTAAAGTTTCTAGACAGGAATGTAAATCTAAATGAAAAACATATATCTTTTAATGGGATAAGTTTTGATTCACAGATAATTGAATTTATAATTAAAAATAGAAGTCAATTAACTAGAATGGATCAAGAGGAACTAGTAGAAGTAATATATAGTGTTGCTCAAGAAACAATAGAGATATCTAATGCAAGAGAGTTTTCTAAGTATCCTGAATGGAAACTTAGTATACCTCAACTAGATGTTTTTAAAATAAATCATTGGGACAACAGAGCAAAAAGAACAAGTTTAAAGTGGGCACAATTTAGTATGGATTGGGAAAATCTTCAAGACATGCCAATACACCATGCAGATAAGGTTTATACAGAAGAGGAAATTGAAATGATTACTCAATATTGTATTAACGATGTAGAATCAACCAAAAAGATTTTACATTTATCCAAACCTTTAATTGCTGTAAGAAGTAACATCAAAGAAAATTATGGACTTAATTGTCATAACTTCTCTAATACTAAATTAGGAAGTAAACTTTTGTTACAGCTATATTGTGATGCCACAGAAAATAACCCAAGGGATATTAAAGATCTTAGAACCTATAGACAAGGAATTAAGATTAGTGATATCTTATTTGATTATATCAAATTTGAAACCGCACCCTTTCAGAATTTTCTAAACAAATTAAAAAATAAAACAATCTATAATACTAAAAGTGATTTTAAATATAAGCTAAGATTTCAAGGTTCTGAGTTTCATTATGGAGCAGGTGGTATACATCAGTGTATTGAACCAGGTGCATTTTTAGCAGATGAAAATATAATTATTAAAGACTTAGATGTAGCATCTCTATATCCTAGTATAGCTTGTATGAACGATATGTATCCCGCACATTTGGGACCTGAGTTTTTTCAAGTTTATAAAAATGGTATTGTTGATGTAAGACTTGCTGAAAAGAAAAAACCTAAAGCAGAAAGAGACATATCTATTATTGAAGGATTCAAAGAAGCTGCTAATGCTTCATATGGTAATAGCAATAGTGAATATTCTTGGTTATATGATCCACAGTATACAATGCAAACAACTATAAATGGCCAACTATTATTGAGCATGTTAGTTGAGCAAATTCTTATTAAAGTGCCTGACTCAGTTTTATTACAAACTAATACAGATGGTGCAACATTTCAATTTCATAAAGATCACATGGATATTTATGACAAGATATGTAAGGATTGGGAAGAGCTTACTAATTTAGTTCTTGAGTTTGCTGACTATAAAGCAATGTATATATGGGATGTCAATAACTATATAAGTGTTTACACAAATGAAGCTGCTAAATGTAAGGGTAGATTTGAATGGGAAGATTTGCAAAACCATAAGTATACACACTTACATAAAAATAAAAGTCACTTAATAGTGGCCAAAGCAATATATAATTACTTTGTCAAAGGAATTGATCCTGAAGAGTATTTAAAAAGTAACAAAAATATTTTTGATTATTGTGCTGGTGTTAAAATTAAAGGTGACTGGACGTTTATGGAATCTAAAGTAATAGACACGGAGTATGTAAATGAACCCTTACAAAAAACAATTAGATATTATATTTCTAACAAAGGGTCTAAAATAATAAAAACACATAATAAAGACGGAAGAAAAATACAAGTAGAAGCGGGGCAATGGATGCAGACTATTTTTAATAAATATGTAGAAAAACCATTTGAAGAATATGATATAAACTATAAATATTATTTAGATAATATTAAAAAAGAAATAGAAATTCTTGAGCCCAAAATTAAACAATTAAAATTATTTTAAAATGCCAAAGAAAATAAAAGCATGTGATTTAAATCACTTAATTAATGTACCGTTACCAACACATGGTGACACTTATACCGTAATTAGTCATAAATTTGTTATTGACTATTCAAAAACAGCATTGGAAAATGCAGGTTTTAAAGTAGTAGATGAGTTATATAGATGTACTGCTGATGGAAATATAGCTTCAGGAATATACAAGTTAGATTATAATGAGGACCCTGAACTATCAATGATGTTTGCTTGGACAAACAGTTATAATAAACAAGTTAGATTTAAGTGCGGTATTGGTACTTATGTAAACAAGACTGGTAACTTTATGGTATCTAAAGACATGGGTCTTTGGACTAGAAAGCATACGGGTAATGCTGATACTGAAACTGAAAATACAATTGATGAGCAAGTAACAACAGCTCTTATGTATTATAACCAATTAGCAACTGATAAAGATGTAATGAAAGGTGTAACATTAGACAAAAGAAAAATGTCTCAGTTACTTGGAGTATTATTTGCTGACTTTGAGATACTAACTACTGAGCAAGCTAGTATAGTTAGAGATCTTTTAAATAAATCTAATAATACATTTGATGAAGACTCAAGATGGTCTTTATGGGCCTTTTATAACTATGTAACTACTGCTTTACAACAATCACACCCAAAGACTTGGATGGAAGATCAAAGAATTCTTCATTATTTTATTGACTCTATTGTTCAATTTACTAAAGTTGAGACACCTGAAGTAAAAGAAGCAGATCCTGACCAAGTAGATCTAGAAGATATGATTGCAGAAGTTGAGGCTGATGTAGAAATGCAAGAGATGAAAACTGAAGAGATCATTGATGAGAGAGATGAAGAAGATTCTATTGCTGAAGTTGAAGCTGAACAACAAGAAGATTGGGATCAGCAAACTAGAGTTGAAGAAGGTCTTGACCATAAAGGCGGAGATGAAAGAGAATGGGAAGAACCAGTAGATGATAGTCCTGAAATTACAGGAATACCTGATGGTGACAAATTATCTGACACTGATGATGAGGATCCTGTATATGATGAAGATCAGATTGCAGAACGTATCAAGGAAGATGAAGCTGCAGTAGCTGAAGTATGTGATGAAGTCACAGATGAGGAAGCTGCAGAGCTAATCAAAGGTCAAGAAGCTGTTGATCAGCAAATGGCACAAGAAGCAGCAGCTACAGAGCCTGAAGAAGATTCATTTACTGAAGATGCAGATTTTGATTTAGATCTTACAGCAGTAGATGATGATTCTAGTGATGATAATGATGAAGTAAATTTTGATTTTTAATGACTGAGCAAGAAGTAATAGATTTAGAGTTTGATAAAATTATGGTATATGATGAAGAGAGTAATAATGGTTATGATTATTATTACTTTCGTAAAAAACTTGGAGGTGGTATATCACTAATAGGTGATGTAACATTAACTGGAACAGTTTATATTTCTGCAGAAGAATCTGAAGCTTTAGATATAAAAGATATAAATGTTGTAAAAGAATTAATAGAAGTTTTTAATAAAATTAAAGAGGACTAGAAGTACTTGTGTCCATACAAGTTGATTAATACACAAAAGAGAGGGGGGTAGCTTAGGCTATCCCCTTTTTTTTTCTAATCCGTTAATATTTAATAGAGTTAACTTATATTAAGTTAAACTTTTATTATAAATATTAAGACTTATTGTACAAATAAATAAATATAATGTAAAAGTAGAGATGTCTTCAGTATCTGTAGGTCCTATATATTCCCAACCAACTGCACATCTATCATGTGGCCAATGTAATCCTATGTCTAATGTCCAATTCATATTATTGTCCTAGTCTACTTGAGCTTGCTGCTAAGTTTTTAGTAATACTTGTAGGATCTCCTGAACCACCAGTAAAACCTATTGTTTTAAATAATTTTTTCCAAATTTTAGGAGTTCCCTTTTGTTGAAACCAATATGGCCCTGCATCTTTTTTAAACTCAGGTAAACCATTAAATGTTACAAATGAAAGTACATCACCTAAAATCTGAGTATAAAGTGTGGTTGTATTATACCAAGCTGAAGAAGTTGAAGTAACCATTCTAATGTAATCATCTGCTCCTAAATTAACACCTCCTATTGATGGCANGGGTACAAATGCAGTTGTTTCTGCTTGTACACCTAGTATAAGAAGTAGTGCGTGATTAGCTAAAAATCCGTATGTATCATAATTACCTTCATTAATTGCACCTGATCTTCTTTTCATTTTTTTCCACTTATCCTCATCATCTGGATCAAAGCCCAATAACATAGAAGCTATTAAAGCTAGCATAACTGTAGCTAGACCTTCACTTGCAAATCTTCTAAAATCTGACTTTTCTTGTTTAGTTAAATATTGATAGTCTGCACCTTTTGTAGATAAAACTTTGTACATTGTTTGAAATGCACCTATATAATAACCTTTGTTATATGTACCAAGGGCCCAATCATACCTTTCACCACCATTTCTTAATGTAGCAGTTTTAGTATCCATACCAAATCTATTAGTAAACATAGGAGTAAACCACTTTCTCATAAACATAAACATTCTATACATCAATAGTTTGTTACCTTCTGGTTGACCCATTCTATCATATACACCAAACAATCTTCTTGATGTACCTTGTAATCTATTTTTAAATGCCTTAAATTTTTCTGATTTAGCTATGACTAATTCTTGACCATCTTCTAACTGAATCTCAGATTTAATTCTATTTTTAGCTTTTAATTCAGTTTCACTAATGTTATATTTTTTAGCTATTTCCGCTAAGCTTTCTCCTTTAATATACTCATGAAATACAGAAGTATTATTCCAACCTGGGTGAATTCCTTCTTTTAATCTAGCAATGCCATTTTCATCTTTTTCCCAAGCATCAACATATCTTAATGTTTTTTCTGTACCATCACTAAGAGTTTGAGTAATTTTTTGACCGTGAATAAAACCACCAAACAACTTCATAGCAACATCCATCTCACCAAACTTTCTATGCATAAACATCCATTCCATATTAGTAAGGTCTTTTACCATAGATCTCATAACTTCTCTACCAAATTCATCAGTAGCTTTAAATGCTGGGTCAAATATTTGAACTAATTGTCCAGACAATGATCCTGGCCCTGTTTCATATATATCACTTCTTGACCATTCTAACATTGCCTTAGATGCCCACGGAGTAGCTAATGCTAAATCTTTTGTTGTTATAAAATCTGCACCAACAGATTCAATAATAGTCTGCACATAACCTGAAAACTGGTTTTTTAAATCTGCAGGAATATTTAATGCTAATGAACCATAACTAGATATACCTTGTAATGTTTGTAGTGTTCTAGCTATCATAGGGTGTGTTTCATCTATACCCTCTACTTGTTTACCATAGTATTCTCTTTCAACTAAAGACTTAACTTGTTGCATTCTATTATTAGTGGCACCTTTTTTATTGGCCTTTTGTAAGATCCCTCTTACTTTTTGCATATTTTTTGAATACTTCTCAAGTTCTTTTGGTTGATTGTTAGGATCTTGTAAAGTTGATAATACGCTTTCTACTAAAGGTAAACTCTCTAATAACTTACCCTGTGTCTGAATAGATAATGCATACTTAAATAAACCAGAAATAACATCCATATCTGTAATATCTAATTCAAGATTGTATATACCTGTTACAGGAATATAAGTTACAGCATCTCCATTTAGATCTGTATTTACTAAGTTGTTTTCAGGATCATAGTTATAGTCATTTTCAAAGTCAACAGCTGATCTAGTAAATGATTGTTTCATCCACTCCTTTATATTAGCACCAACTTCTTTAAACCTTTCTCCGTATTTACCTTTCTCAAAAGCTTGATAGTAATCTCCTCTCTTAGTAGCATACCTTGGCATATCAAGATATAACTTACCGTAGTTTGTCATACCCTTTTGCATATCTAAATGATATTCGGTCATTGCTTCAAGTAATTGAAATACTGGAGATGATGTATTAGATGATAACTCTTTATATTTTTGACTCATAAACTTATCATCCTTAGCACTATATTGATTACTAGGATCAAACTTTCTTGGTAAAAAATTTCCTTTATTATCTACATACTTACCTACATAGTCTTCTCTACTTTCACCATATGGTATAGTTCTATATTCATTTTTAACTTCAAATCTAGAATGTCTTGAGCTAGGTACACCAGGTAATATCACATCCTGTCCTGTTTCAATATCTACAACAGTACTTGATTCATAATGACTTGGATCTTTAGGTATAGACATTGTATTTGCTTTTGTAGGTACAAATTCAACTTCTAATGCTTTAGTAGTATTATTCCATTTTTCTCTTTCAACATGGTTTAATACAAACCAATCCCTAAACACTTGATCATTATCTAATATTTCTTGAAAGTCATCACTATTAATAAAATCTTTAACTTCTTCTGAGTCAACTTCTTTTAGATTTTGTTTTGAAAGACTATAGTTTATGGCATCCATATAATAATCTGTATACTGAACTTCAGTCAAATCAAATAGTTGACTTAATAACTCTTTAACTCTAGCTGAATCTTGAGCTGAAATACCAGTTTCTTCTTGTAAACTAATAAGATATTTATATCTATCCATTTTAGCACTACCTAATTCAAGCTTACCTTCTTTAGCGTCCTTAGTTAATTTAAACAACTCATCTGATTGATCTTTTCTAAGACCTGTTCTTTTATCAAATAATGATTGAGTATCAATAATTTTTTGCTGAAGATTTTTTATTTCCCTAAGTCTTGTTTCACCCATCTCATTAGCAATAGGCTGATTAAACTCATCTCTATAAGAATATATATAATCATTTATTCTTTTAAATGCATTAGAAACATCAAACTCATCACTAGTAGTCTCATTTATTTGTGATTGTAATTCTGATAATTCTGTTATAATTGCATTTCTAGAATCCCAATATTCATCGGTATATTTTATTTTAATGTTTTGTTTTTGCCAGTCTGCAAGCTTCATTTTAAATTCAGCACTACCTCTAGTTATACCTCTAGATTCAAGCAAAGTTACATACTCATTATATGATGTTTGCAAAGATCCTGCAATAGGAACCATTTCTCTAAACTGAGTTCCTTTTTTTGACTCTATTAATACCTCAGCTATACTTTTATCGTAAATACCATTTTCTACATCATCTATTTTAGGAGTACCGTCTTCATACTCAAGTGAAGATAGTTGTTGATACTCTCTCCATGCGGCTTTTATAGAACCATAGTTCTCAACTCTTTCAAGTTCATTATCAAATTGATTTTGAAGATTATTAAAAGCTGCTAGTTTTTCTTTTCTTACACTATATGCTAATTTACCCACAGAAGATTCTTTAAAAATATTATTTCTAGAGTAGTACTCTGGAACATATTCTTGCCACATATAGTCATTGTTAAAGTCCTGTAATGCTTGTTGTGCTTCAGCAATTTTGTTTTGATCTCCAACATCTTTGGCCTTTGCAAGGTTGTACTGTAACATATCTTGTTGATATCTATACCCATTACCAAACTCACTAACAAATTTATATATTTCTTTTTCAGCTGGCTCACCAGTTTCTTTATCAAAAAACATTATAGTATCCTTTTCTCCTACAAGATCTCTTACCTGTGCCGTGTTAAGCTTAGAAAAATTTACTTTAGGTAATAACTCCTTTAGCTTAGTTCTAAAAGCCATTGACTTTTTCCAAACTTCATTTTCAACTTCAGTTCTTTGATCTTGAATAAACATTGCTAATGGACCTACTACAACATCATTAGAAGAACTATAGCTTTCTAACCATCTATTAAACCAGGATACATCATGGGCATTACCAGTTAATGCATTTTTTATTTTTTCTTCATCAACTACATTGTCCTTGTATTCTTTTAAAAATTCTTTAAGAATCTGTGCTGGGGCTCCTTTATCTACAAGACCTTGAATATCTTCTTGAGTTAATGATTGCTGCTCAACTTTATTAGCTATATCTAATACAATTTTTTCTCTTTCTTGTAAGTCAGGAAATGCGTTTTTTAAAGCGGTCCCTAAATTAGAATTAAGTTTTTTATTTACAAACTCATTCATATAACTAGTTATCTCTACGAAAAACTGTACATTATTTTTCTTTAGTACATCTGCAACACCAGTTTGAATTCTAGTAACATTATTTGCTATTTCATTAAGAGTTGCATAAAATGGATTATTAGTATCTATAAACTCCCCACTTTCTAAAGTAATCTCTTTATCAATATCTTTTAGTAATGTCATCCAAGCACGGGATGTATTCTTATATAAAGCTAACATAGCAATTGTATGTCTGCTATTTAAAGTTTGATCTTTAGATATCTTATTAATATCTTTTAGTATATTCTTACTCATATTATTAATAGTGTCGAAGCTATTAATAAGTGCTACTGATTTATTTTGAATATCATTAATTTTAGCTTCTTCAGAGTTTAATATATTTTCAATAAGATCATCATCCTCTAAGTTTTTTAACTCTTGAGTATCTACATAAGCTGATAGTGAAGATCTAACACCAGGTAACAATTGAGAGGTCCCTTTTTCAAATAAGGTTTCTCTTACAATACTTTTTGTTTTTTTATCACCTCTAAAGTTTTTAGCATTTCTTAATATATCTAAGTTAGAAGCGTAAGTTTTCTCCAATATATCTTGTAGACTTCCTTCAGTAGTTCCTTTAGCTAACTCATTAGCTCTTTCAGATACCATTCTAGCATACATAACAAGATCTTCTTCTGTTACATCTGCAGTTTTAAATTCAAAATCCTTTTCAATAAGCATATCTGCCATTTCATCCAAAGAAGTATCTACATCTAGCTTAGATACCTTTACTTTAGATCCGAACATATTTCTTAGCATTTTTTTAATACCTGCTAATAATCTTTTAATAAATGAGCTAAAACCATCTGTCTCAACTTCATTTGTTATTTTATTTACCGATTTTAATTGTAAACCAAAAGCAAGAACTTCTTCTTTAAATAAATCAGAGTCTTCTTTTAATTCAGGATATACTTGTTTTACATATTCATTAACACCAAGACCTTCTCCTGTAGCCATGAACTGATCATAAAGACTCCTAAATAATTTTACATTATCTCTTCTCAACCCTTGGAGAAGTGGATGTGAAAATTCATGCATGACAGTTGATAAAGAAACATTATCTCCCACAGTATACACTGTACCTGCAAAATAAAATCCAGGTTCTCCTCTGTAAGGTATAGGTCTATTTTTTAGCAATTGAGTAGCTGCTTCTGAAGTAATATTTGCATATTGTACATTCATACTACCAGCTAGCTTTTCTGCTATAATTTCTACCTTCTCCTTAACTCTAGCATTTTTTAAGTCATTTATATCAATATCAACCATAGGTACACCTTGGTTATATAAAAAAGGGTCAAACTTAAAAAAACGTGTATCTGAATTTATAGTATCTAAACTTTCTGTATTCTGTCTTTGCTTATATAATTGATCTAACTTTTCAAATAATGTATCATTAGGGATTGCTCTATAAATCTTATATTGATCATCTCTCCAATATCTAGATGTTCTAGGGTCAATCTGCTCAGATATATTTACTCCAAACAATTTATCCCCTTGAGTTTCTAGACCATATTTAATTCTAGCAAGTTCTGTAAGTTGGTCATTAACCTTATCAAATTCTTCTCTATCTAAAATTTTTCTTACATCATCAGTTACACCTTTTTTCTTAAGATAGTCTAATGAATTTATTTTTACGTCACAAAGCATAGTTTAACATTTAAAAGGGTCTTGTTCTAATTGTAGAGCACTTAGTATTTCTTGATCAGTAATTCCTTGAGCCTTACCTATAAGATCATTAACTTGATCATACATTGTAGATCCTGGATTAACATACTGAAATTCTTCAAACAACCTCTTACTTAAATATACAAATAATTCTTGAGGTAAACTGGTACCAATACCTGTTTCAGGAAATGCAATATTAGTGTCTCCTTCAACTAGTTCTTTGATACCTGCTATTCTTCTTTCATATAAATCTTGTATATCTTTTATTTGACTTTCTGATAAACCTTCCATAGCATCATCTGGTTTAGTATTACCAGTTGGGAAATTTACAGCCATGCCACTACTGTTTGTAGCCAACGCTGTTTGACCACCAAATGATTTAGTAAATTCTGATTTTAATTCATTTAATGTTGTATTATGAATAAATACTACATCTTGATTGTTAAGCATAAGATTGTTATAGTAGACATTACTATTTGCAAATCTATCATTATAAGTAAATACTTTATTTTTAGTAGTTGTTTTTAGGCCTTGTCTTACTGGTGATACATTTAAATCACTAGTATCAAGAGAATCCTCTAGAATAGGAGTTCTACTTCTTGTTGGTATAGCTATATCTTTAATCTTAGATGGTTGCTTATAATTTAATAATGATAGGTAATCTTTATATCTACGCTTATCTTTATTAGTAGCTGCATTTTGCTCTAAAAATAATTTATAAAAGTTATCTAAGATTTTGTTACCATCAGTATCAAGAGCTTTTATAAAAGCATCAGATTCAGTTTCAAGTACTTGTACAAAAGGTCTATAATCTAAAACATTAGTTATACTAACGCTCTCCTTATTAATACCACTTTGCAAGAAGCCAAACATTTTTAGCTTATTAAAGAAATCACTAATTCTTGCATTTTCTTCATTATCATTAGATTTTATTACAGATATGTCAGCTAAATCAGCTAGATTTTTAGTGTAAAGGTTAGACTTATCATTATTATAATCTTTATCATTAATTTCAATATTAAATACAGTCTCTTCTTTATTAGTATTATTTCTCATTCTCTGAAGAACTTCAAACTTACTAGCAAGATCAGGATATTTAACAAGCATTTCTGATAATCTTACACCCATGGAGTATTCTGGATTATTAAATAAATGATAGAAATTATATGTGTTATCTAACGCCTTATTAGCTAGTATTCTTTCATACGTATATCTAGCTAGATTTTGATTGGACTCTTCAGGTAATTCTATTTCAGACTTTTTTAATTCTTCTGCAAATTCTTGAGTCTTTGTAACATCTGCAAAGCTAAATAATGGCCTTAATGTTTCTCTCTCTAATACAAACTTTAAATATTCATTATAGTTAGATTCACCATTCTGCATAAACGTACTTGGATTTAGAGCATACAGATTCTTGTCCTCATAATTATTTTCCGCTTCAGAATCAACCTCCCAAGATTTGGTTTTAAATTCTCTTTTAATTTCTTTTTCATCTACATATAAAATATCATCTTTAACAAAAGCCCCTCTATCTAACTTAGATACAAGTTTAACAGGAATGCTTTTATTAATAGCATGAGACATATAAGTATCTTCTAGTTTATATCTTCTTAGAGAATTTTGAAATAAAAAGCTTACAAGGTCATTTCTAAATACATTTAAAAACGTTTCAGTTGTTCCCCCAGGAAATGTAAACTGTAAATCATTTCTTATAGCTTCACTCTTTACTATTAAATAATCACTAATGTTCTTATGAAATCTTAATTTAAATAGAGGTCTACTTAAAGCAAGAGCTAGTGGGCCATTAAAGAAGGAACTAATAACAGAATCATTCATAAAAGATTCTAGTAACTCAGCATGATCACCTTCTCTAATTTGATCCAAGTTAGCTTCTGTTTGTTCTACATCAGATATTGTACTCTTTGTACTAGTGTCAGGATTAGAAGACATTTTTAATGCGGTTAGGCCACCAACTTGTTTTTCTATTGAAAGATAATGTAAGAACATTGCCTGTGCTAACTTATCTTTTTTCATATCTGTAGGATCCGACTCTACAACTTTCTTAAGTTCTTTTAAATTAAAGTGTTTATCTTTTCTTTTACTAAGCAAGTCCTCAATCATTTTTTCACCAGTCTCATGTCTTACTTTATTTTTAGTTCTAGCACCTAATACATCTGAGTCAAAGTTATTTTTAATTACATTCTTAGCTGCTTGATATTTAGTAAAGGTTGGTTGAGCAGGTTTTTTACCTAAAACCTCTGCAAATGTAGATCTGGCAATACGTTGTTCATCAACATATTCTCTTACTAATGGATTAGAAACAAAATAAACAGCTTCTTCTATTGGTACGCCTGCTTTTGTTAAATATAATAGCTGAGGTGCTACTTCATAGTTACCTTGTATAAAGAATACCCATGCATCTTTTTCAACATCAACCCAACCATTCATCATTTGTGATATAACGTCAGCAACTTTATTTACACCATCTATATCAAATTGATCTGATAATGATATTTGATTTGTATCACCAAACTTATTATGTCTTAAATAAAGACTTACATCTCTTTGTCCTTCAAACGGTATATTAATTACTGATGGCATCTTTGCACCCGCAGCATTCATGATTACATTAAATGTATTTTCAATTGCACCAAGTCCTAATGTTCTTTTACCAACTGCATTTGACTCATGCTTGTATAAGTTATAACCTGCCTCAAAGATTCTAGTAGGTGAAATAGACTCTCCTCTTTCATCAGACATTCTATTTTCTAACGGATCATACTCCATTACATCTCTAGCTAATTTTTCAGATAGTTGCTTCAACAAGAATGTACCATTAGGAGTTACAAGACTTGCATAGTTATGTGGCATTTCTAAGATTTCTCTAATGTCATTAATCATTTCATTCTCAATACCAGCTTTTTGAATCTTAAGTTCATTAAGATTAAAACCTTCTTTAGTCATTTCTTCCTTTAAAGCAGCTGTGTTAGAAAACTGAGGTCTTATGACTCTACCATTTTTATTTAAGTTACTCATAAATATTGTGAGCTTATCAATATCAAAGTCACCACCTGACTTAGCTACAATCTCTGCTGGTACTACAACTATGTTACCTGCAGCTGGGGGTAAGAATTCATAGACTTCCATGAACTCCATAGAATTTAGTCCCTGTACAGGAATACGAACACCTACCATAGTTACTGCTTTTCTATTAGCACCATCATTACCGTTTAGCCATGCATCATCCTTAATTTTTTCATTAAGTCTTTTTATACTTTCCTCTACGTTAACAGTACCATCTTCATTAGTAACCTCTATTTTTTCTCTTTTAGTTAAGTCATACGGTAGCTTAAACAAATTATAATAATCACTTTGCATGGCCACCATTACCTTCATTGCATTAGTCTTACCTTTACCAGCATGATATGTAGGTAATAGATTTGTCCCTACATATTTTTTAATATCTTCTTGACTTGCATTTTTAAGATTGACAGGTACATTTAGTTGGTTCTCATATAATGCGGAAGAAACTTGAACTAAAGGCTCACCTTTTACTTTAGGTTTTATTATTCTTTTGTTAATTACAGAAAGTAATATTTTTTCAATCTTAGAAGCATCTGGATGAAACGATATATCATGTAGCATTTCACCATCATTTTCAAACACATCTATAAACTCTATTAAGTCATCACTTAATACATCTTCTCTTTCTAAGTTTGTTCTTATTAGGTTAGCAAGTCTACCTCTGCTTTTAGCATCTTTAGCTACGAATTCTCCATTACTTGTTTCTTTAAAACCAATTTCTTCTAAGAGCTCATACTTTAATAGATCTGTGTAGTCTGATACATGGTCTAGGTATCTTTTAACCTTTACTTCCGTTATCTTGGATTCATCAGTAGTATCTATGACACCCTGTGTATATAACCCTTCTAAAATAAGCTTTCTCATTTGAGTTGAGAAAATTGATTTACCCTTATAAGATGGATTTATTTCTGTTTGATTTTTTAGATACTCAGCAAATATTACGTTTTTAGTAAACGTTGCATCTTCATTGAATGTACCATCTTGATTTAAAAATGCATCACCTGATCCTATATGACCTACTTTAGAACCTGACTCAAATGTTACATAGTCTACTTGATCCTTCATCATTTTATCATGAATCTTTGCAAGTGGTGTATTTTCTTTAGCAACACCTGGCACTATTGGTGCAAGTGAGAATTTATGAAATGATGTTAATGGAAGTCCTGTAGTTTGCATGTTACCAAAATACTGAAGCTTATAGGGTGGAAAATATTCTACAACGTCTTCTATATTAATAGACTCACCTAAAGATATTTTTCTATATAATCTTTCTTGGTTATCAGTCCAATTATTCTCAAGTTTTTTTAGCATTCTATATGACTCAAAAGTAATATGTCCTTGACCATCACCTACTTCCATGCCCATATACTCACCCATTGCAATTTTAGCAAGCTTCTTAGCTTTAGTACGATTTTTAAGTTTATTATAATAAGCATCTTCCAAACTCTTTAAGTACTCATCATACATAATAGAATCTCTTTTATACTCTTTAAGAATTCCAGTAGTAAGAGTCCCGTCATATGGTTTTACACTATAACCTTTTTTATCTGCATAATACTTTTTAAACAATGATTGATCATTAATAAAAGCTTGAGCTCTTAAATCTGAGCGGAAACTTCTACCACCCGATCCTAAACCAGCATTACGTTTATGGAACTCTTCTTTAGCATGGTTATATTGTACTACATCACCATAGGCTAATATGGTTGTTTCAAACTTATGAATCCATGAGTTATACGTATATGCAGTAGAAAGTACTTCCTGAAGCTGATCAGGTGTTAATTGATAACCCTCTCTATCTATTCTATCTAAGAGAGATTGATCTAAGTATTTTGCTTTACTTAAACGGTTATTATTATTTGTAGATTCTTTTTCAAAGTATAAATCTAAATCTCTAGCTACACTATCTCTTAATTCTTCATTAGCATTAAGAACATCCATCAAATTAAAATCACCTATATTTTCATCAATAGAATTATCTATTTCTTTATATAAGTTTCTTTGTGTTTCAGCTGATAATACATCATCAAATGCAGTGAATGCTTCTGCTGCGTCTACAGATTTACCATCCTTTCTTTTAACCGTTCTATTGTAACCTTTAAACTGTGAAAACTTACTCTTGTTTGATTTATATCTAAAGATTCTATTACCTTCTCCTGCAATATAACCCATCAGTATATCATTAGCTTTCATTGTACCAAAAGCTCCTGGCATAAATGCTTCAATGTCTACATAAAGATTATTAGCTCTTTTGCCATTATAGGTTTGAATTTTTTCTGTTAAAGATAAACCTTGTGCAGTATTCTTAGAAGCATGTCTCATAAATTCTTCTACACCACTTAACAACATTGTATGAAACTCTTGAAGATACTTACTAGTTGCGTCCATTGAAGCTGTAGCAGATCCAATTGTATTTTTACCTATTAATTGTGTACCTGATACATTTTGTAATTTTAATTTATTACCTATATCTTTTTTCTTACCATAAGTTTCAGGATTTGAATCATCTAAATGAAAAATAGATTTTAATAATACAGAAAATTGAGTCATTGTGTTATTATCCTCACCCATCCAATACATGTGCTTAAAGAGTTGATCAGGATCAGCAAATTCTTGACCTGTTAACTCTTGCCAGTTTTCTGCATAGTTAATAGAGGTAACCATTCTAGTTATAGTATTATCAAGAAAATGCTCCCATACTCTATTACCTTCAGCACTTTGAACACTAAAGTTTGAAAATTTATCTGAATATGTATTTTGAAGTTCTGCTAGGACTTTAATTCTACCACTAACTTCTTGACTATTATCTTCACTTAATCTAAGTTGTTTTGGTAACCCTTCTCTAAAGTATCTTAAAGGATTAATTTTAAACTGATAGGCTTCAGATGGATATGTTTTTTCTAACTTATCTACTTGACTTACTATTTGAAACATTCTATCAATTCCAAAAGTATTACTAAAAGGTGTAGTTCTATTATTAACTATATTCTTAAGAGCTGTGCTTGTCATATCTAACTGTATTCCTACAGCTTTTAAAAATCTATTAGCTTTTTTATAGTTGAATTGACCATTTATACTAAAGTCTTTTATAATTTTTTTAGTATTTAAAACAGATCTTCCTAGCTTATCTACATTTACATATGGGTTAGTTGATTTATCTGATATCTTAAAATTTTGAGTCCAGTCATTCATAACCTGGCGTGTATCAAAACTGGCCTTCATTACTCTAGCCTCATATACCTTTTCTGTATCTCCTTCTGTATTTAGGTTTAACTGAATATAAGGTAATCTTGGTTTTTTAAAGTCTTGCCAAAAACTAGTCTCTAAATCAAACTCAGCTGAATCTCTATAATCTACACCTGGATTAGGTAATAGATTTGAAAGCTGTTCTAGCTCAGGATAGTTGTCAGCGTTTTCTAATATTCTATTATACAATTCTTGATCATTAAAAGAACCTTCTAGTATTTTAGCTAATCTATTCCATGTTATATCAATACTTTGTATTTGCGGTATACCAAAATAATCTAAAGAATCTACCAAATTACCATCTTCATCTTTTTCTGTTTTAACTATACTAGCTAATAGCATTAATGTATCTTGTCCTGCAAGTTCTCTTGCTGAGATATTATTACCCTGGTCTTTTTTAAATAACGTTGTTGTTTTTAAATCACTTGGATCTTCCACCTCTATATACTCATCACCTAGTACTTTATAAATAGATTTTTCTAAGTGATAATTTATAACATTTGCTTGTACAGTATCTCCATCTAATGTTTCTACAGGATCTCCATAGTTAGCCATGGCCTTTTTAATCAAGTCAAATTTATCTTGATATTGCTGTAATAAAGCTATGTCAGGTTTAGCAGCATTTTCATTATCTTCTATGATCTGAGTAATAAAGCCCTCATACTGATTAGCTACAGCCTCTAACATGGCATAAGCATCATCATATAATGCAATCTTTTGATCTGTATCTCTTAAGATTTTAAGTGCTCCAGCGGTAGTATTATTATCTCTATTAAAGTTCTTAATAAGATGAGAAACAATATTATCCATTGCACTAGATATTTTTACAGACTCATCAATAGTAAAGTTTTCATTAATGGTTTTTAATCTATTAAGTTCTGTAAACAATATATTGTTCATAGAAGGTTTTAGATTAGAAATAATCTCTGGATTTTCTGATGCTCTATATAGTTTATCAAACAATTCTTTAACAACAGGTATATCTGAAGGTCTTGTGATAACTTCTTTTTTAGTTACACCCTTAAAAAGATCTCTTAAGAAATTATAAATCTTATTAAATATTCTACCGACAACTCCTTGTCTTTTAACCTTACCTTTTGATTTAGCAAATCTTCTAAAATCTTCAGCAATATCCTCTTCAATTTCTAAGAATGATTTTTTCTTCCACCTATCATTCTCCATTAACTTATTGTATAATGAAGTTTTCTCAGATACACTTAAAAATAATTGAGAGAAACCATGCCACGCCTCATGGTATAAATCAACAGCAGTACCACCATCTCCTTCATATAGTGTAATACCATATCCTTGCCAGGTAGCATAAGCATCTGAATTTACAATTTCAGTAATTCTTTCTAGTTCAATATGTTTACTTAAGGGTGAGTTAGACCACCAAGTTTCAGCTGAATCACGGTCTTTTTTATTACTAAATACATTATTTAAATATGCATTAATTGTCTTATCTCTATTTAACTTTTTAGATTTAGCCTTAACAGTTGCATTAAGATTTCTAGATGGTTGGTTAAGTATATCAGCTAAAAGACCACCCTTACCAACTGCTTTATCTACAGCTTCTTTTTTAGTTTTTGGTTTAGTCTCAGTAGCTGGTTGAACTTTATTAGTATTACGTATACTTTTCTTTTCCTTTACAGACGTATAAGAATCCTTATCTTTTTTCTTATTTTTCTTTTTCTCAAAACGTTTTTGAACCTTTGTCTTATCTTTAGTAACAGGTCTACCAACTTTATAGAACTGAGAATCTTCAGGATTAAACCCTTCTGGAATACTATAGTTCATATATGCGTTTAGACCATTCATATATGCATTATCACTATCCTGATATTCTATTTTTATAAAAGGCTTTATAAAATTAAAATAGTTTTTACTCTCTACTGTAATTTTATCTCCGTCTATTGTATAATCATCAAAGTCACCATTTTTATACTTATTATTAAACTGTACGTTTGCAGGATAAGTTCTTACCCCTTTAAAGTCAATAGCATTCATTAGATGCTCTTTAACCTTATTTCTAGTTTCTTCAGTATAAAGTTGATCTTGAGGAATCTCTTCTCCTTTTATAGTTACCACTAAAGATTTTTCATTATCCCTTACTCTAACTTTAGCAGTAATTCTATCTCTATTAGTTTTAAAACCTTTACCAATAGCATTATTAATAAAAATTTCAAAATAGTTTTTTCTATCTTCAGGTGTTAATTGCTTACCTTTTAGTGTAGCACTTGTAGTTAATACATCTGCAATTTTATCTGCTAATTCAGAGTTTATATCACCTCTTTGTAAAAATATTTGTTGATCAACGGTTAAACCTGGTCTTTCCATTGACAACATAATAAACTGCTTACCTTTATTTTTACCTTCAGTAGTAATTTGCTGATACTGTTTTATATCCTGTAAAGAAATACCCGACTCTGCTAAACTCATTGTCTTAGCTTTATTTGTAGGTATACCAAAACTACCACCTATAATGGGTAATATAACAGACTGTTCTGTATCCATGATATGATTTCTAAGAGTATACAAATCATTCATTTCTTTTTCTTGCTTATCTCTTATCTCCTTAACCTTATCATCAAACCATTTTTTAGAAACTTTTTTAGCTTTAGGTTGAGATTCCATTTGCTCTACTAATCTAGACACAATAACCTCTGGTTCTACCAGGTTGTAATGTCTATTGCTTCTATTAGATAACAGTAATTTATCTTTTACTAGGTTAACTCTTCTTAAATAGCTATAAACTATTCTTCCTTTATCTTCAGTAGTAACATTACCACCTTCATCAAAAAAAACTGGTTTACCTTCCGTGTCAGATATAATAGATACAATACCAGATGACTCAGGGTTCTCTTCTAAAAAGTTTCTATCATCAGTTGTAAGCAGCATTGGGTCTACATCACTAGCTTTTTTTGCCACTAAAGCAAGAGAAGTATCACCGTAAATAATTTCTTGTGAATCTGTTTCTTGTTGTCTAGAAATATATACTATGTCTTTAATAACATCATAGAATAGTTTCTTTTCTGGATCAATCTCATTTCTTTTTTCTTCTGAAACCTCTTCTGGATTTTCAGAGTATGCTATTTGAGATGTTGTTGCTAATGGAAATACAACCTTTGCTCCTTCATTCTCATTATATGACCATAAGATTTTTTCATCACCAGAATCTTTAGGACGCTTAGCAGCATTACCTTTACTAATACCTGCTATATCTGAATCAACATCTTTTTTAGTTCTTTTTTTTTGAGCTACAAATTTAGATACATTATCTAAGTTGTTAAACTCTACTCTCATTTTAGCTAGATTAGTAAAATCAAAACCAGACATTACTAGCTTTTCATTAGCTTCATCATCTTGTAAAACTAAATTTAATATATCAGGAGTTGCTTGAGCATAAAGCACAGCTTTCTCTTTATCATTAATTGCATTATAAAGATCTTTAACAACAGTGTCTAGTTGAAAAGGTGTATCAACACCTAGTTCAAGTATATCACCAATTAAGATTTCATAAACATCTAATACCTGTTCTTGATTTAGTGCACAAGCCATTTTTTAACATTTTAATGAGTTATCTTTTAATTTATTCATCCTATCTTCTCTAGTAGATTTTTTAGCATTTTCTTTTGCTTGAGATAGTTTTTCTTCATTTTTAGCTAATTCTTTTAAATTAGCTACAGATTCTTCTGAGCTTTCTACTAGCTCTTCAGTTGTTTCTACTACAGGAGTTTGTTCATCATTTGATTTATCATAATCAGTAAGATCTGTTTCAGATACATTCATCTTTTCTTGAGTTTGGATATTCTCTAAAGTTACTGAATTTTTATTGATTTTTTTAACCATATAATAGTTTGGAGTATCTAACTTGTCCATTAAGATCATTCCTTTTTCTATACTGGCTAAGTCCATATTAGTTTCTAACTCTTCAAGCCTAGTTTCATATGCCAACTTTACATCATCTACTGTTAAAGGAGTAGTCTCTTTAGCTGCTTCTAATAAGGCCTTTTCATATATGTTTTCAATATTAGATTTAGTAGCTTCATTTAGATTAACAATGAACTCATTATTTGTTATATTTTCTAAAGTAGCTTTGTCTTCTTTATCAAACTTATTTCTAATAGAATCTATTTTTCTTTTAAGTTCTGTTTTGGTTGCAGATGGTCTAAGAACTCTTTTTGTCTCTGGTTGGACAGACTCTGCATCCGTAGATACACTAGACCCTTCCTGTATTTCTTCCCTTTCAAAGTAGTCTCTAACTTTTCCTTTTTGTCTTTTACTGATTTTTCCATCTTTATTTAAATTAATTAATTCTAAATCTCCTAGTAATAAATTTAAAGCATCTATTTGTCTAGATATATCATCAACTAGATCTCCTCTATTAATTACACTAAAACCTAAGTCTTCTAACTCTTTAATTGTCTCTGTAGCCCAATCAATAATTTGTTGACCATTCTGACCAGCTGCACCAGCTAAACCTTTATCAATTAAAACATCCATTGCATCTGGATAATTTCTTGACATAACTTCATCTATTGCTTCAGAAATACTTTGTGATAAAGATAACCTTCCTATTTCTTTTAAATCTATTATCTCATCTGCTTTAGTACGACCTTCTGTAACCTTTTGAAGACTGTTGGGTAATTTATTTAATGCAAATATAAGATCTTCATTATTTCTACCCCTTAAAAATACCTTTGTATTATTATTAACTAATGATTGCCTCTTTCTATCAAGCTCTGTTTTATATACCTGTTTTTTAGATATCTTTTTTAATACAAAGTCTTTTTCTATACCTTCAAGTTCAGCAGCTTCTTGTCTTAGTTTACCAATCTCCATTGATACTTGACCAGCTTCCTGATCTACATCCTTGATTTCTTTTTCATTGGACATATAATTTAATATAGTAATGTTTCCTGACGTGTCTCTTAATACATTATACTTTATTCCATTTATAGTAGCTATTGTTTCTGCAGGGTTATCAAACTTAGCATTGATAATTTTACCACCAACCATTCTTTGTTGACCAACACTTTCTATAATAGCAACTGGTTGTATACCTAATTCCATCATGTTAAGACCACCATCATAAACATTCTCCATATCAAATTTAATGGAGTACATTTCTTTGGTCTCACCTTTATCATCAATATTCTTTTGTAGTTTTTTAACTTGATCCTCTAATTGAGATATTAACTCTTCATTTTTAAATTCACTAGCTTTTTCAAGAACTAATTCATTTTGAACTGATTCTAATGTTAGATTTAATAATGTATCATCAACCTTAGATGTAACTAATACACCAAATGTACCATTACCCATCTTAGATAATAATCCTGTTTTTCCATTATATGTAATCATGTTACCAAGATTTTCTTCTAATGTAAGTTTTGTTGGATCACTTTGTGGAATACCTATTTCTACTTTACTCTCACCTCTCTCAGTTTCCCTTTTAATTTCTTTTAAATTTGGACTAATTCTCTCAAGACCATACTTACTAATATCCTCAATCTTTTCTATTTCAATAGTGTCCTCACCTTTAGGAACTAGATTTGGTTTTTTTACAGATTCAATATAACCATCTAAATTCACAATAGTTTCTAATGGTAATAAACCAATAGAATCCACATCTATACCTGACATATTATAAAATAAATCAGCATAAATACTTTGTTGACCACGGAAGTAAGCTTCCTTATCATACTGTGCTCCTGTACCATAAATTTTCCATGTACCAGGGTTACCAGTTTTAATATCTATAATCTTAACTTTACCTTCAGTGTCTATAGCAAGTAAATCTATCTCTCCTGTAAGGCCATTTTCTCTGGCGTTTTCATCAAACAGTAAAACATTTTCAGATAGTATTTGCCATTTACCATCAATAATTCCCTGACGTAATTTAGATATAATACCTGATGCTGAGTTAAATAAAGTATTATAGGCTTCTTCAGACATAGTATCTGATACCTTAATCATATTACCTTTTATTTCAACTTCAGAGTCATATGTAAAATCTATAAATCCAGAACCATCTTGTTCTGATTTAGGAGTTAAAAACATTCTAATTAAAGCATCAGAATTAGTTCCTGCATCTGAGTAATGTTTGAATACATATTTTTTAATTAGTCTTTCTACATTACTAAATGAAGAATCTTGTCTGATACCACTCTCAATTGAACTTAACTTAGCTTCATTTCCAAAGACTTTCTTATATTCTCTGTAGGCCATTTCTCTAAACCTAGCTACAAATAAATCAATAGCTTCTTCATTAGTAATATCAGGATCTTGAAAATAAGTATTATACACACTTTCTATAGCACCAGGCTCTCCATCTTCTGTTTTTTCTATTGGGTCATATTTAAACTGAGGTTCACCTGTTAGGTCTTGTTTAATTTCCTCAGCAACTGCGGTAACTCTTTCAGGTGATGGATCAGAATCTTCTCTATTGGCAAACTTTCTACCTATAACATTACCCTCTTCATCTGTAACTTCTACAACTTCATTTCTTCTATTAATTATTGTTTCAGAAATTCTATTTACAACTTCTTCAGCAACAGTTTGTGGTGCAAATAATTCTGCACGGGATTGTATATAACCTTCAATAGCTTGTAAATCTGAGTTAATATTTTCTATATCTTCTTCAGTTAGCTGAGTTTTTTCTTCAGGTTTCTTAGCATCTTTGGCATATTCACCATCATTTAAAATACGTTGTAACTTATCATATATATTACCCAGGACTTCTGTCTTAGTTTTAGAATCAGCTTTAAATGGTAAAAACTTTAGCTCAGGTGGTTTAGACATTTCTTCTAACTTCTGTCTCTTAGCCTCAACAACATCAGCATTTAATTCATTAATAAGTTCTGATTGTCTTTCTAACCATCTTTCCCTTAATTTTCTATATTGCTCAGGATCATTTTCTTTAATCTCTAAATTTTCATTTAAATCTGTTATAAGGTAATCATCAAATAACTCTGTAATTTTATCTTTTGAAGTTTGATCAAAATTATCAAATGGTGTAGATGTAGTATAAAATTGCTCAACTGATTCTTCAGTATCCATTTTAGAAATCTTACCTTTTAACTCATCAATAGCAGCATCATACTTTGCATTTATTTGTGCCACTATCTCTTCATAACTTTTATATTCTTTTGTAGACTCTAGGACCATTGGTGGTTGCCTATCAACATCACCTATGTCTTGTATTTCTTTTTCAATATCTTCAGCCTTATCTTCTAAAATACTATCAATTATAACTTTCTTAAATGCTTGAGTAGAACCTATTTGCCTAGCTTCTTCAGCATCTTCTATATCACTTACATCAATATTTTTACGAGCTTCTAAAACTCTTTGTAAAGGTTTACCAGCATTTTGAGCTATTGTATTTACAGCATTCTCAAACTGCTCCTCCGTAATATAACCTTCTTCTATAGCATAATCATAAATTGCTTGAATCTCAAGTACATTATTTGTTTTTAACTGCTCTCTTGATTTTGCTATAAGTTTGTTTTCTTCTTCTTTAGATTCTTTTTGATTTATTTTTTCTTTATATTCTTTATCAAACTCTGCTTTTTCATCAAGAATTTCTTGTCTTGTTTTACCATAGTTAGACTTAAGCTTAGAATCTAAAGACTCTAGTTGATCATTAATCTTATCATTTCTCTCACTATTTAATTCTTCTACTCTTGCCTCTAAAGATTGTTTAGCATCTAACTCTTCTCCAGCTGGTTTTTTACTTTCTAAATCTGCAGCAGCAATAAACAAATCAACGTACTCTTCATACAAGACACTATCTTTATTAATAACTCTTTCATTAGTGATATCAATAAACTCATCAGGTAGGTTGTTAGTATCTGCTATCCAATCAGAAAATTGTTGGAGATCAACAAATATTCCTTTATTTGCTAATTCATTTAATATAGCATTTCTTTCAATATTTGATATCTCTTGATTAACTACATCTTTAACATATTCTTTTTTATTATCATATAGCTCATTCATCCAACTAAAATTCCTATCTACATGCTCATAAAAATCTCTTGGGCTACTTAATAAATTTATAAACTTAGTTAGACCTGCTGTTTCATTATTTAATATATGAAGATCTAAAAGTTTACTATACATGGTATCTATACCACCTTTTTCATCTAACTGTGATTGCAATCTTGCTTTTTTCTCTGGAGTATCTGCTAAAGAAAAAAGAAGTTCTTTAAAGGAATCTTTATATATAGAAAACGGTTCTGATTTACCCTCTGTATATTGATCCATTAACTCTTGAATAGCTTTTATTTCAACATCCTGTTGTGTTAAAGACGAATCTTCAGTCATTATTTTTGACATCACTCCTTTAAGCAACTCATTTTGCATATAACCTTCAATCAAACCATTCTGACCATTTTGAAAATCAGTTAGTGCAGATAGTTTAGACTCCATTCTTTTAATTTCAGTCTGTATATTTGCTTGATATTCTCTTTGAGGATTTGATTTTAAAGATTCAATTTCTGTTTCTAGCATAGCAATCTCTTGACTCAGTCTTTCTGGTACTATTAAGTTACTAAAGTTTGAAAAATTTAAATCTTTTATAGCATCTAAAGAACTAACCTCATCTCCTAAGTCTTTAATAGACTGTAAGTTTTTATCAAACGACCCTTGTAAAAAGACTAAATTAGAAAGAGCTACTCTATATGCTTCATTATATATTCTAGCTTTTTCATATTCTGGACTACCTACTTCAAATTGAGCTAAGTCAATCTGATTCTTCATTTTATTTCTAGCTTCTCTAAATCTTTTAGAAATTGTTTTTGCTGTATCAAGTTGATTATCTATATTATCTAATGCAATTCTCCCTTGTCCTTTCTCTAAATTCCAAGCTTCTTCAAGTTCTTCGGGCGTAGCATTTTTATACTCTGATAAATTTTGAGTAAACATATCATAAGTACCATTACTTAATGATGTCATAACTGATTCATGAAATGCTGTAAATGATGTATCTCTTAATTCTTTTTCTGAAACTTCTTCAGGATTATCAGCCATTTTAGCTGCAAGCATCTGAGTTGAATAATTACTTATTCTAGGATCAAAAAAATGATGTGCATTTTTATACATGTTATTTAAGTTATCCACTACATCTTGAGCATCATTACCTCTTTCTTTAACATGTTGTTCCCAATTACCTCTATTTTTATAAAACCTATTATAAGAATAATTTAAACCACCCTTAACTTTACCAGGTAATTGTAGTATTGTACCCATTAAAAATCCAGAAGCAAATGTTTCAGCACCTTGAGCACTTATTTGTTTATTAAACGCATCTCCTAAAACACCAGTTGTATACCTCATGTTTCTAGCAGCTGGATTATAAAATGTTTCTTTGTAATATTCTTTTGTTGCATCATTTAAAATATCTTGAGCAGACTCTTGAAAACCTTCTACTAGATTAGCCTTAAAATAATTAATTGAATTATTAGCCCAAACTTTAGGTTTAGTAAAACCTTTTAATGCATTCTTAAAACCAATCTTTTCTGCAGTAAATACAGCTTCACTAGCTTTTTTAGCTGGATTAAATACAACTTGAAATTCTTTACCCACATTACCTACAACAGTACCAACTCCTAATTTTGGTAACCCTTTTAAAAATCCAGCACGAGTTATAGACGGAAAGGCTATTTTATTAGAATAGAAAACTAACATAGAGTTGTTTAATGAATTCCTCCATCCTGCAGCTTTTGCTTGATTCATCATACTCTCTTGCATATCTTCATCAGGAGCTATACCATATAGACTATAGTAATTATTATACAACTCTTCATATGTCTGATTTTGAGTAAACCCACCCTCAAGTCTTCCTTCTGCAATACCCATGTTGATATTTTTTACATCATGCCACAGAGCTCCTACAGTTCTTGCTGATTTTGCTAATCCAGATATATTATCAGTAGCTTTTAATTGTGCTGTAAGGTTAGATGCTGGATTTAGAAAATTAGCTGCATTACGTCCAGAAGCAGCAAATAACTGTCTAGCTTTAGTAACATCACCAAATGCCTTTAAATTTTTAGCCATAGATCCCATAGCTTTAACACCCTTAATTATACTACCTGGAAGTCTGTATAAACTTTTTAAAGTACCAAGTGCACCACCTACAGCAGCTCCAGGAATAGCTCCAACACCACCTTCAACAAAGCCTACTGCACCACCAATAAGAGCACCTTCTACAGCACCTTCTGCTAGTATACCCATTGAATAAGCTGCAGATAATACTAAGTTATTTGTAAAACCTCCAACTCCTCCTTTAGAAGAGTAGGATAGTTGATTATAATAATCGTACTCAGCAGCTTCATCTGCATCTTGTGCAAAAGGGCTTTTACCCTGAAGCATATTACCATATGAATTTAAGGGACTAAGAAAACCAAGACCAAGCATAGGCAATGCTGAAGTTCTCATTGTCCTAGATATATCATCTCCGAAAGTTGTATTATTATTATACCAAGATTCATTATCTAGTAATGGACTAAATCCAATTTTATTATATATATCTTGATCATAAGCTTTATATCTTGCTTTAAATGCACCTTTAGGAGATGAATCAAAAGTGTACATTTTAGCATACTCATTTTTATCTTCTAAAGAGTTTATCTTAGCAGCAGTGGCATTTATTAAAGACTCTCCCCAATCAGGTGTATTTACTACATTCTGCTTTACAGCACTAGGTGGGTAATTAGGAGAAATGCCACCAGTATTTCTTTGAGTATTATATGTATTATTCTCAAATGCATCTGGAACAGAATTAGGAAAAATAGGTGTAAGTTCTGGAGCATCAAGTTCCATCTCTATTCTTGCAGGTCCTAGAAAGTCTGTCTTATCTGCAAACTTATCAAATTCTTTATCTACGTTTTCTTCTGCCATGTTTTAATTATTACCATATTTAAACCCAGAGCTTTTTGGAGTTAATGTAAGCTTTTGATTACTTCTAACTTTATTAAGTGCTTCTGTATTATCTGATTTAACAAATGATTGAAAAAGCTGGTTATTTATCACTGATGTCTGATTAATACTATTAAACATAAGTGCTAGTGTTTGATCTAATGCATCACCATTTTTTCTAACGTTAGGGTGTAATTCTTGACTTTTAGTTTTAAGCTCTCCTGTTTGGGGATCTATGTAATTAATTTCAAATACACCTCTATGAGTAACTCCTGGTACATTATTAATTTTTTCTAACGTATAACTACCTGCACCATTTGGATGACTATAATTAAGACTTCCTAATGCATTCATGATAGCTTCTGTTTGACCTACCTGATTATTATTAAAGAAAGGGTTAGTCCACTGTTGTTTCGGTGCAATAAATGTAATACCATTTTGATATATTTGATCAACATATTGTTTTACAAATTCAGCCTTACCAGCATTTTCACCTTCAATCTCAGCACCATTCACCATTGTACCTTCTGGGATACTAGTAACATATTCTTCTAAAAACTTTTTAGAAAAGTTAACTGTCATAGAACCCGTACCCGCATCTTCCATAGATACTTGATTATTACTAATCTTTAAATCACCCATACCTTTAGCTCCCTCTCTTCCAGCTAAATAAGCATCTTGAAGCAATCTGCTTGCAAAATCAGGATTCATATCATTTTTATTTAAACTCATAGAACTAAAATCTTCAGGTAACATATTACCATTAAGACTAATTCTATAATTACCTGCTTGATTAAAGTTTATGTTATTTATATCTCTAACCATAGCTGCATAATCTTTAAAGCCTGCACTACCAGGAACCTGCATATTAACATATTGAGATTGTGTTTCTGAAGCTAATGATGCTCTACCATCTGTTCCAGCTGTAGTAGGTATGTATGACAATAATGCATTATCCCCAGATGGTCTAAATACTATTTCATCATATTTAGCATTTAAAAGTGTAAAAGCAGTTTGTGCAAAATCTTGTATTTCCTCATCTGTTTCAAATATTTCTACATTAATACCTTTTCTGTACTGCTTAACAATATCATCTCTTAATCTTTTAATATCTCCATAGCCTGAAGCAGGATCAAAATTATAATATTCAGGACTTGTTATTGGTGTACTACCATCATCACTAAGACCTAGTTCAGACATAGCAGATCTCATTCTTGGATCATTATCTAACATTTGATTTACCATAGCCCATTGCTCAGGTAAAATTCCCTTAGTTTCATTCCAATCAGTACCATCTTGAAATTTAGGTAAATATGGCATTGGCATGGCATTATCAGTTTTTACACCATCCATATCATATGAACTCCCACCCTGTGAAGACATAGTCTGTTGACCCTTTATTTTACCACCCTTACTATCAACAAGATTTGCAAATGCATATTGAAATTGTGTTAGTTTGTTATTAAACAACGCCAGCATTTCATCTTCAGTAAAATCTGACAAGGCATCATTACCTTGAATATCTGATAGGTTTACAATATTATTAAATAACTCTACAGTTTCTTCAGCTACCTTATCATCTAACCCTAATTGATTAACTGTTTGCCTTAACTCTGTTACTATTTTATCATTATTCTGTTCAAAGACTGCCTCATTAGCATCATAAGTTGCTCTATAAGTTTCCATTTTTAAAATGTTATCAGAACGTTGTAAATAATTTTCTACAACCGTATTACCAGCATTTCTTTTTGACCATGTATCCCACTCATCAACCCATATCTTAGGAGCATACTCTCTATTCAAATGATCTCTATATGTAAATGTTTGACCATTAACAGTAGTTGATTTATTTTCTTTCCAGAGTTTATATATTTTATTAAATTCTGATTTAGCATTCTCTGTACCATATATCTCCTCCTTTAGCTTACGACCTTTATCAGTTACATTATCATTCTCATCTAAAATACCTTGACTTATTCTATATTCTCGTAAGCCTTCTTTAAATTGTTTATCATCAATTTTATTTAAAGTACCTTCTTCTCTTAAAATATTTCTATATTCTTCTTTTGAATCACTAAAACCACTTGTTATATTAATACCACTTGATGCACCTGGAATCATAAACCTAGCTATCTCTTCATTAGAAATTTCATTTTTATCAACTAGGTTTTTCATGTCTATCATAAACTGATCTGTCCAACCGCTAGTTGACTCATCTGTAAATTGTTTCCAAGTCTTCTTATTTAGTTTATTAATATCAACGTCTTGGTCTGTAGACTGACCAGGATCACCTCCGTCTTGCTCTTTAAATGAACCATCAAATTTAGGATCAGGCACTAGATTACCTTTCATATCATACATTAACATACCTTTATCTGTCATGTATTTTTCAAAATTACTTTGTCTATCAGTTTCTTTTTTAAGACTAGCTGCAAGCCTAATTCTACTTCTAGCATTTCTATTTCTAATGTCTTCCATACCAATCTTACTGATATCTCTCTTGTATTCTTTACCAATATCTGAGTAAGCCTTAGCAGCTCTGTTTATATCTTTTGTTGCAAGTAATGACGCAACACCAGCATCTACCTTTAGTCTAGCTAATTTTAAGTTCTCAAGATTTAATCCTGATGGTTGACCCACTGTAACTGAAGTTCTGTTACCTGTATTTAAATCTTTATTAAGTTTCTTAGTGCTAGCTGCTATTGCCTCTTGTACTGTGGCACCATTAGCTAGAGCATCTAAATATTTTTGTTGTTTAATATTTACATCACCATTTGCAATATCATTCTCAACCGCATCAACCTTATTCTTTGTTGTGTTTAGGTTATCATTAGCAGTTACATTTTCTTTATTTACTAAGTTTGAAATAAAATTATATTTCTGCTGTAAGTACTCTTTTTCTGTAGTAAGCTTATCACCATTATAATCTTGTTCATGTTGAGCAACCCAATTTTTTCTATCTACATAAGCTTGAACAGAATATATTTCTTGAAGTCTTGGGTTTTTAGCATACTCAGCATTAAATAGCTGTTGTAGTGTAGGTATAATTAAGCTTCCATTTTTTTGAGTAACTATGTATTTACCATCTGCAGTTAAATCTGTATGTTCAGCAGAAATTTTTAACTTAGTTGCCATATCCATATAATCCTGTACAGCGTTAGTATATTTTGTATAACTAACATTTTGAAAATTCATTGTTTCATCTAAAGATGATTCACCAAATTCTTGTGTTCTATAGTTAATAGCATCAATTCCAGTTTGCCACCACTGTTCATAAATATCAGGATTTTCAGAATTACGTAGACTATTAGCATTACCTAATACATTCATTGTATTTTTTGTCCACGCCATATCTTTCATAAGATACTTATCTTCATAAAAAGGTCTAAACACCTGTGTAGCTTGCTGTACATTTTGTTCTAATGATAAATCTAATCCCGATACCTTTTTTAAGTTATCATCTATTTGCTTAATTAAAACATCTTTCTTTTCTTTATTTAACTCATGTGTAACAGGTGCATTATATAATGTACTATATAAGTTATTTAATGACTTATAATTTGAATCATATTGAGTTTGTTTTGCTTGTAGGGTATTAGCATAAAAGTTTAGATCAGGCTGAAAAGGCTGATAATCTGGTATGTAATCTGTAACTCCTTGTAAATACGTTGCCATAACTAATTTTCTCTATTTGTAAATCTATAAAAATTTTATAAGTTTAATAAACCATATAAGTTTATAAAATAAAAGGGAACACCATGTTTGCATAAACACCTGGTCCCATTTGTCCACCATCTCTTTGCTTTTGCCCAGCATACTGTTGCATTGCAGCTGATGAGTTATCAACCGTACTACTTGAAAGACCCGCACTTGCCATCTTTTGACTAACACATGCTTTTAAGTTTGCTTTATCATCTGCTGGTACACCTTCTGCAATACACTCTTTCATGTATTCACCATATGATTTTGTAGGTTTTGCCCCTCTTCCATCTATCTGTCTAGCTTTAGATGGATCAAATGTCATCTTACCACCTACTGATGGATCAACATTATACTGTGGATACAATTGGTTTAATGCATCTGTCTGGTATCTATTTGTAATTGCATTGGTAAACTGGTTTCTAAGATTATTTCTCATTGCTAGTTTAGCATTATCAAACTGTTGATTAGCAACAGTAGTTTGATCATATAGTCTTTGATCAGTTGCTTGATTTTGTAACTGTTCTTGATTTCTAATATTAGAAGCATTAGTTGCAAACTCATTTGCTATGTTAACATTTTGATTGTTAACTCTAGATAATGTATCTGCCGCTTGTTTAGCAGCTGTACCTTGTACACTAGATGCTCTAGCTGACTGAGCTTGTGCTCCAGCAAATTGACCAATAGCTTGTGTTTGTATATTAGCTTGTTCAGCATTTGCTGCTAACTCTCTAGTTGGATCTAAGTAGGTAGGTCTAGGAACATCTAAATCAGCTTTAGGGGCCCACGGCATATACTTTTTAACACCCATCAAGTCTCCAAAAGCACCAGTAGTTTTAATTGTATCTTGTAACCACCAAGGTGCAGGTTCATCTACCTCAATATTTGTAGTAGTTACATCTTCTCTACATGGATTACACTCACCTGTATTTGGATCAGTACCTACATTTCTTTCTGTACCATCAGCATCTTTACATATACATTCTTTTTCTTCAACTACTACTTCATCACAAGAACATGAGCCATCTGCCCTTGGTGCCATATAGTATGGTTCATTTTCATCATCACACTGACAATCTGCAAAAGACTCTACATTAGACTGCAATCCTGTTAACTCTCCCGCAGTTGTATTACCATATACAGAACCACTAACATAATTACCCTTAGCATCAAAGGTTAGATCTTTATAATCATCCACAGGAGATATCATAACACTTTTATTCCCATACAAACCTTCCATGCTATTTTCATCACCAGTACCAATCTGCTGTTCACCCATAAAATTACGAATGGCAAATAGTTGATCATCATTATAAGTACCATTTCCAGCATTCTGAATCATCTTATTATATGCATGAAACGTAGCCTGTTCTGAAGCTCTTGTAACTCCTTCAGTAGGTAAGGTTACACCAAGTTTTTTTGCAGCATTATAAATTTTTCCACCATATTCATCATTTAAATATTGTGTAGCAGCCTCAAACTCAGCTTTGTTTGTTATAGGTTCTCCTGTTTGAGGGTCTTTTATATTCATACTACCTATAGTATTTTTTACTTTATCCCAACTTTGAACACCATTACCAGCATTACTAAATAAAGAAGGATGAACATTACTTGCTTGAAGCATAAGATTTCTTTTCTGCATGTCAAGAAAATCTGCTTTCATCTCACCCTTAGTTCTAGCCTTTAATTTATTACTTACCTTATTATAAGCATTACCAACCTTATAAGTTCCATCTTTTCTTTTCTTACCTACTCTATAAAAATCTTCACCTCCAGCAACATTACTGTATTCACTATATAATACATCTGACACAGCATCATCTTCTAACTGTTTTTCAAGCATATAATATGTTGCAGCTGCAGCATGTCCTTGATCATTATCAGGAAAGCCATAACCACCCATAGTACTTTCATCATACTTCATGTTTTGTCTTGATGTACTTCTTAGACGTTGTTTACCATCATCTCCAACTACAAATACCTGTTTACCAGCTCTTGTTGCATCTGAAACTTTTCTTTGATAATCAGGATCTGATTTTTTAATTACAATTTTCCCATTATTAGCAAGCATTAGTTCTTCTGATTCACCGCCATCTTGCATAACCATTTCTTGCATCTCTGGAACAAAAGGCATATCATAACCCCCCATAGCCATACCATATTTAGCCATAGGTGCTTCTTGCATTTCTGCTTGCATATATTCTTGAACAACCTGTGACATCTGTTGTAAGAGAGCTTGAACTTCTTCTTCACTTCCAGCTGACTGCAAAGCCTGCATTACTTCTTGTTCAGAGGTTTCTGTTATTTGAATAAATGCTTGTATCAATTGCATTATTTGCTGATCCTCACCCTGAGACATTTGCTGTGGCTGTGGTTGCTGCATCATCATAGCTTGACCATCTTGAGCATATATCATACCGTCCTCAGCAAGCATACCACCACCTGTAAACATACCAGGACCTTGTTGAGGTGTGGCCACTGGCATTCCTTGATTCATTTCTTGAGCCATTTGAGGATCTCCCATTTCCATCTCAGGATTACCTTCCTCCATTTGTTTTTCTTCAGACTCAATTCTATTTTCTATTTGGTCATTTAAACCTTTTAGTTGGGTATCCATAAGATCAGAATCTTGTATACCATTAGCTTCCATATATGGCCTAGCTACTTCTGGGATACCTTGCGGAAATCCTTTCTTAGCTTCTTGAGTTAATGCTAAAGCTCCTAATTTAAGGTTGTAATTTCTGATCATCATTTCAGCAGTCTTTCTATCTACTATATCTGAGTCAGGATCTTGAAGTACTTTTCTATACTTATCTAAATCATATTGCTTAGCAAGAGTTGCTGGTGTATATGACTTATTACCTTTTTTACCAAATGCTTGTAATAGATCAGGATTTTTAAGTTTCATCCCTCTTGTATCACTAAAGATAAAAGTATCCTCTGGTAAATTTAAAGGAACACCACCATTACTATGTCTAGGGCCCTTTATTATTTTATGTTCTGGAATACCGTCACCATTAATATCTCCATACACTGTTTCACCACCCTCCGCTTCTAAATTAGCTTCTGCTCTAGGTACAGCTGTCAAATATTTATTTAGTTGTAAACTAGATTCTGAAAGACTAGATTGATAGTCTCCACCACCAAAGGTAGATACCTCATTATCTAAGCCATAATCTACCTGCATACCTGTTCTTGCTTCTGGTAACTCTACTCTGTATTTACTTCTTTTAACCTTCATTGATAATATTTTATTGATACTCTATTACACCACCCATATCTAGATATTGTTGAATCTCATCATCTGATAAACCATCTAAAGATATATAATCATATTCTTCTGAAACACCACCCTCTTCCATAAAGCCACCATACTGACTTGTAACAGAATTAAAACTACTAGTATTACTACCTGTTTCTCTACTACCTATAAGTCCAGTATTAGTTCCTTCTCTACCTGAGAATTTTTGAACTTGAACAGGAGAACTACCCATAGAATTATACATTTGATTATTTGCAGCTGCATCTTGAGCAGCATTTACATTTTGTGAATTAGTCATTTTACCCGCAATACCCTTAAGAGCAGCAGTACCCAGTAACATACCAGCTGTTGGGTCAGTTACTTTTGTAAACTCTCCTGTCTTAACCATGTTTTTCTTAAATTCTGCTATTTTTTTCTGATCTTCATTTGTCATAGGATCTTGCACTTGATTAGGGTCTACCTGTATACTAGACATATACTTTTCATCTTCCGTTCTATTATCTGGAACTGTTAAAGTTGGATCCATCTCATTCATACTTGGAAATGCATATGCTGGCTCTGGATTAAATTTATCTGAATTAATTTGTCCCGCTATGTCATCTCCTAATACAACTGGATTAGAGTTAACTCCCTGAGTAAGTTCATAACCATTGTTTGCCATAGGTAAACCACCCTCTGCCATTCCAGGAACAAACTTAGATAAACCTGAGTTAGCTATTTTACTACCAGCAATTTGTAATCTAGTTTTCATGTCTAGATCTCTATTAGGAAATAGTCTATCTGCTAATCTTTCTCCTGCTCCACCACTTCTATCTCTAGTTGTTCTATTTACAACTCTTCCTTCTGGATTTCTTTCAGCTCTCTTATCAATACGGTATGCTTGTCTTTCACCTTGTCTAAGGGCCATTTTAGATTTCATACTATAATCACTATCATTAATATTTTTAATCTTATCTCTAAGCTCATCACGATCAGACATACTATCAGAAATATTATCAGATACATTAGAAATTACATCAGATGCTTTATTTTTCATTTTTGAAAGCATACGCTTACCCTTACCTTTACCATCTAAAGATATCATTGCATCTGGTGCAAACTTATATCCTGTAGATGTAGTTCTAACCCCAGGGTACTGTGTACTTCCAAAATTATATCTTGCTCCTATATTGGCAGGTATAAGCATATCACCTAGCTGTCCTAGAACACCCCTTCTTTTAAATGGGTCTTTACCTTTCATCATTCTACGTGCCTGCCATGGTGTAACATGTATTGTATTACCAGGTACATAATTAATAGTACTATTTCTTACAAATCTTTTTACTGGATTAGTTTCAACTGGATCATCTTGACCACCTTCTTCTATAGATGACGCTAATACTTCAGGAGTATCTATAGGTGTAATAAGATTACTTACTGCTGGATTATATACAGTAGGATCAAAAGGACCACCTGGATCAACATCCATATAAGAACCTACTGTAGCACCACCTGGTGCATACATTGGATCATCACCGCCAGATATAAACTTGTATAGTTCATTATCTACCATACCACCCTCTTCAAGTATCTTACCTTTCTTTTGTGTTTTACCCATTCCAACTAAAGGAAAATAAGTTTTACCATCAGCAGGGTTACTTAATGCACCAAATTTTTCTAACCAAGAATCACCATATCTTTCATCAATTTGATTAACCTGATTAAATAAATAATCAGAACTCATATTTTTATACTTTTGATTTAAATCTTTTCTCATTTGCTGATGAGTTTCAAGTAATGACATTCCTGGCATAGGGCTTTTTATATCACCTATGTCATCAAACTCTTGTACCTTTTTCTTATCAAAATAATAAGAATCTAAATAACCATGATCTGATACAGGAGCATAACCATAAAGTAAAGGATCTTTATGTAAACCTAAGTTTTCAGAATTATTAGCAAATCTTCTCATCATACCATAAGTCATTGGATAAGAATCAGTACTTAAATCTGTAGCACCTGTAAGTATACTACCAACTGGAGCTTGATCATATGCTAAGTTTACACCTTCTTTTAGAGTTTCAGTCATTGCTCTAGCATTAGGAAAGTTGTCTTTATATAACATATGCATCATAGGATGAACATCTGTTTTACCAGGTTTTCCATAAAGCATTCTATACTGTTGTAATAGATATGGATCACTTTCAAAAAGCTTCATAGCATCTGACTCTGACATATCATTCATAAGATTTCTCTTATTAACTTCACCAAAACCTACTTTCCAATCTGGTATATTCCCAGGTGTTAGTGCACGTTCTTGTCTTTGTAATATTTGATTTCTTTTATCACCAAAAACATCAAACCCAGCATCTATTCTTCTTCTTAACCCATCTCTATCCGCACCTAAAAGTATTTGTAAATCATCATCAGAAACATTTTGAAATCTTTTTTCATTCTCTAAAATTTTTCTTACAGATCTATTATTAGCCAGACTTACATCTTGACCCATATTTATTATTTTGCTAATTTGAGAAAGCTTAGCCATTTCATCTGGTGAGAATTTTTTAAAATCAGTTTTTAAATTTAAATTACCTCCCATAGCATCATTAAATACAGATGCGTATTGATTACCAGGTATACTTAATGCTCCTTGACCTTTACTACCAAAGCCAAAAAACTTACTTAAGGCATTAGATCCTTGTTGTCCTGACTTAACAATACCTTTTAGATTATGCTTAGGTAGACCACCATCTCTCAACATACCTTGTTGAGGTTGTTCTTGCTGTTGTTCCCCATTCATACCCTGAACCATTTGTATTAGTTTAGGGTCTCCTAATTTTAACGCATTATCATATACTGACTTTGACAAAGCTTCATCTGCAGAACCTTTTAATGCAGATTTAAAATCTTTTTTAATAGCAGCTACCTCATTTAATAATGTATCTTGTCTTTCTCCGCTAGCAATCTGTTGATTTTCAGACTCCATTCCTTCTTTAGCTCTAACTAGATTCATTACATTATTTACAAATCTTTTTTTAGAAGATCCTCCATCTTTTTTCTGTGGCTTATCTGATTGTTGCATAGATATGTCATCCCAACTTACTGTATCATAATTAGGTAGATATTCTGATAAAGAAGGAAATTCTATATTTGATACAGGATTATAATATTTTTCTATTTTATCAAATGATACAGGTTGTTTATCTTGATATTGTTGTCTAACCTCTTGTGGTAAATCACTTCTATCAAGCATACCACCCTTTTTCATCTGACCAACCATACCCTGAGTTTCCTCTTTATCTACATCACTACCAAAAAATTGATTTGCAACAGCATCATTTTCCTCATCATAACTAGCAGTATATTCTTCCTGCTCAGCTTGAGTAGCTTGATTTGCCATATTACTTTCATTAACAACATCTGTTCTTTCTTCTTTTGGAACATATGCTTCTGCTTCATCAAAGTATGTAGGATCAAATAAACCTTGTTCAATTAATGTAGCAATTGTAGCTGACAAAAGTTGACCTGCATCTTTTTTACCTAAGCCTGCTGAAATAAGTTCATAGTATACATCTTTAGGGTTAGCATCACTTTGTAAACGTGTAGCTATGAATGATTGAAACCTTTCCATTCCTTGATTAGTTTGCTGGCTATTCATGTAATCCATAATATCTTTATTATATATATTAATATACTAAATTTAAATTTAATGTTTAAACTTGTTAAGTTTACTCTTTCTTATCTTAATTACCCCACCTATTTTCTTTTTATCATCATCAGAGCCTAACATCAACCCTCCTACACCAATACCCATACCTTTATAAAGATATGGATTTTTAAGTAATCTTTCATACTGCGGAGTTGTATAACCTAAAGGTACTGGACGTACTATGTAATCAATACCACCTCTATCATTTTTAACTTTATGTTTAATCTTAAGATCTGATCCTGTAAATATTGCTTCTCTTTCTTTTTTTAATTGGTTCATTATTCTATTAACCTCTTCAATACTACCTGAATTAAATCCTTGATTAACAATTGGAAATAAACTCTTTTTTGCTATTTCTGCATGTTCTGAAGTTACTGTAGGATATGTATTTTTTAAAAAACTATCCTCATAACCTTTTAAATTTTTACCAGTTAAAACAAACCTATCTGTATTAGCCCCACCTGAAATTATATTACTAGCAGGACCTACTGTAAATGAATTAAGATTATCACCTACTCTTATTACACCATTGTCAATATTTAAAAGATTAGGATCTCTACGATCCACTACTCTTGTAAAAAGAGTTTCTTCTGGAACATTTATTTCTCTAAGTTTATCTTGTATTTGTTCTTGAAATAATTTTTTTCTTTCTGGATCAAAAACCTGTGGTGTTTGCCATGGAGCTGAAGGATTAGGTTCTGCCCAATTTACTGTACCATCACCTATAGTACCTTCAGTGCTAGACCTCATCTTATACGGGCCAGAGTTTTGTGCATAATCTGTTAAAAGTGTTTCAGTCAAAGGGTTTAAATCTGTTTGAGATATATTATTAAACTGGCTAAATGTTCCTTTTCTACCTAAGTTTTTTAATAATTCATTATGGTGTAATGTCGCACCTACTGGTGATCTCCATCCTGGAAACATTGTATTACCTATAGCTACTTCATTTACAAGGTTTTTACTACCCTTAACTATACCTTTCCAGTTATGTTTAGGNAGTTCTCCACCATCTTGTAATTTAGGTTTATTATCATCCATAAGACCAGGTAGTACAAATGGTGTAGCTAATCCTGGTAAAAGTTTTAATAGATCAAGTCTTTCTTTAAGAGGTGTTGATCTTTTAAAATGCGAACCAAGTCTGTTATTTAATAAAACATTAGGTTTAGCACCTACGCTATAAATAAATTCCATTAATTCATCACTGATGTTAGGATCTTTCATAGCATCTAATATTTCTTCATCAGTATGATTAGCCCAATCTTTTGATCTTCTTAACTGTTGAAATGCTTTAAATCTATTCATCGTAAGGTCAGCATGAAGTTCTTCAGGTCTGCTTAGCCAAGATTTATGTGAACCCCAATCTTTACCTGGTTTAACTAATGCATCTTTAAATCTTTTGCTCAAACTACTATCATCACCTTGAAGTATTTGTCTCCAATCAAAAGAGCCTTTCCAATTAGGAAATGTATGACCTAATTTTTGCATAGTGTGAGCAGCTTCATGAGCACTAGTAAGTGCTATCTCTTCAGGATCCCTTCTATAAAAACCCATACCTTTAGTGGTAACACTTGGACCGCTCCAAAAATTTACACCATGAACTCCACGGTACTTACTTGGATTTGATAAATAATCAACCACATCTTGATTCCGTATTGGATCAAAATCATCATACATATTAAAATACTTTTGTGCACCTTTACTAGTAGCAATATCTTGACCTAATAATAGTGGTTCACCTTGTATCTGAAAAGGATTAGATTCACCAAAATTAGTTTGCATGCCATACTTATTTGCCCAGTCTGTAAAATTGGGATCATCAACTGGATAATTATGATAATCTTTAAATATATTTTCTATTTTTCTTTGGACAGATGCATCCATATCTTTAGTTACACCTTTTGGATATGTCCAGTTTTTTACAAAACTATCTCCTTGTTTTACAGCATCTCTTTGGATATTGTCCATTTTAATTTTTTGAAGCCGTGTTATTGGCACCATTTCAAAAGGATTACGTACTTTTAACATAGCTAAATTACCTGTTAGTTCAGCTGTAGCTAGTACATTATCAAGAAAATAATTTGCTGCTTTTTTACTACCCTTAACTATACCTCTCAAGTTATGTTTAGGTAGTTCTCCACCATCTTGTAACCATCTAGGATGTCTTGCCCATTCATCAACCTCTACAGGTTTAGTTTCTTTTTTAGGTTTAATCTCTTTTTCAGGTTTAGGTTTTCTTTCTTTTACTGATATTTCTTCATCTAATTCATCAGGTGTTTTACCTTTTTTTCTACCTCCAAATAGACTACCACCAGTAGGAATGTTATATGTTAACTTAACCTCAGCGGATGGTTTAAAGTCAGGTCTAAATTTTGTTTCTACAGCCTCATTAGCTAAAATACTATCACCAGTTTGAATTGTTTGATTGCTATTTGTATAATTAGGTGCATCTGGGTTAATTGCATATTCATTTACATATTCAGCTTGATTACCTTTTGCAGCACCTTCAACAGAATTTCTTACTAGGTCTGCTACTATTGAAGCCTTGGCATCTAATGTTAGATTATTACCAAATGCTTTCTGAAATCTAAAATGTGCTTTAGGTCCAAAATCTATACCTATAGGTGCAGGCTTATATTTTAGTACAGGTGCTCCCGCATTTGATGAAGTATTTTGTTCTTCATAGTATGATACAGGATCAGCATTAAGATCTTTAAAAGCACCTATCTGTAAGCCAATACCCCCTTCTGTTGTCCAATCACCTTTTCTTAAACCATCTTTTCTTTTGTTTCCAATATTTCTACTACCACCTATCCAATTACCACCTCCTGATATAGATGAACCTACAGTACCTTGATCATAATATGTATCTGAATCAATCAATCCTTGAAAATGTCTATTACCACCCATAAAAGGACCATAGTAAGTAGCATCTAAGTTTCCAGCAAACCCCTTCTTATCTCCACCAGCAGTTAAACCTAGATCTAAAAAGCCTTTTCTTGGCTTACCCATAATTGTATTAAACCCTATTTTAGGTACATAATTATTTAAGTGAGGCGCTGTGTTACCAAAACCAAAACTTCCTTTAATATTATTCTTTCTTAAAAACTTTTTTATACCATCACCTGGTCCATAAGCACCACCAGGTGCAAAACTATCAAGTTTTACAGAACCACCATCTTGTTCATTCATCATAGTTCCTGCACCCACTGCAGCAGGAACAGTTGCAGGTGCAACCTTATTTAACGCATCAGCTAATTGTTTATATCTTGAAGGCTCTGCTATATCTAATAATCTTGTAGTAGTAACAGTATCTTCTATTTCG